TGTCTGTTGTGCAAGATCAAATGCTTACTCGCGCTAAGCTGCAATTTATAGATGTGGCATCTTTGGAGAATGTGTTCTTTTACGGAGCAGGTTGTACACCTGAGCATAGCCATATTGTGGAAAAGGCGTTGCACTCGGCTCTTGGTGAAAGTGTTTCGGTTTATGTTGAGAGCGATTTGTTGGCAGCAGCACGTGCGCTTTGTGGTACGCATCCTGGTATAGCATGTATATTAGGAACCGGTTCTAATTCGTGCTACTTTGATGGTGATAAAATCAAAGAACATACACCTGCGTTAGGATATATCTTGGGTGACGAGGGTAGTGGTGCAGTTCTGGGACGCACTTTTATTAATGGTATATTGAAAGGCACCCTGCCACAGGAGTTGCGTGACGAGTTCCTTGAAGAGTATCATACAAGCCAAGCTGATATTATAAACAATGTGTATCATTCTGCTTTACCTAACCGTTTTCTTGCATCGCTTTCTAAGTTTATATTGCCACGCATTAGTAATAAAAAGTTGGAAGCACTTGTCGTTCGGAACTTTGAAAGTTTTATAATTAATAATGTTAAAAGCTATGCGTATGCAGAACCAGTGATAAATGCTGTGGGTAGCGTGGCTTACCTATATCACAAACAATTGGAACAGGCTGCAAACAGACAGGGTTATCGATTAGGAAAAATATTAAAAAGTCCGCTTGAAGGCTTGCTTAAATATCATTTTGTAAATAATTAAATATAGACAATGGGCTACAACGGCTATTTGCGTGCATAAAAAAGCAAATTGCTACTGATGTGTTTGCGTGAACAATATGAAATGCAACATAGACTTAGCAAATTTAGTTGAAAAACTTTGGCGTTTTGCGAAATACAGATTATCTTTGCAGTTAGATAATGCAAACGTTCCCAATCGTATTGAAAACGATATGCAAACGCTTGCTTTAGCAGAAAGATATGATGTAATATCAAGAAAAAATATTAACGTTTTAGACATATAATTACTATTTATGAGCGAAAAAAGAGTTTATACTTTCGGTAATGGACAAGCCGAAGGTGATGCTTCAATGCGTGAGGTACTCGGTGGTAAGGGTGCAAACCTTGCCGAGATGAACCACATCGGTGTTCCTGTGCCTCCTGGTTTTACAATCACAACTGATACTTGTAACGAATATTATGAGGTAGGTCAGGATAAGATTGTTGAGCTGCTTACTGCTGAGGTTGACGCAGCTGTGGCTCACACTGAAGAACTGATGAATTGCAAGTTCGGTGACCCGAAGAATCCTCTGTTGGTTTCTGTACGTTCAGGTGCTCGTGCTTCTATGCCGGGTATGATGGATACCATCCTCAACCTTGGTTTGAATGACGAGGTTGCTGAGGGTATGGTTGAGAAGACTGGCAACCCGCACTTCGTATACGATAGCTACCGCCGTTTTGTTCAGATGTATGGTGACGTTGTTCTTGGCATGAAGCCAGAGAATAAAGAGGATATTGATCCGTTCGAGGCTATTATTGAAAAGGTGAAGGAGGAGCAGGGCGTTGTTCTTGACAAGGACCTCTCTGTAGAGTCGCTGAAGAAGCTCGTTGAGCTCTTCAAAAAGGCTATCAAGGAGCAGACTGGTAGCGACTTTCCAACTGATCCGAAGGAGCAGCTTTGGGGTGCTATCTGTGCTGTGTTCCGCAGCTGGATGAACGAGCGTGCTATTCTCTATCGTAAGATGGAAGGAATTCCTGACGAGTGGGGTACAGCAGTTTCTGTTATGGCTATGGTGTTCGGCAATATGGGCGAGACATCTGCAACAGGTGTATGCTTCAGCCGCGACGCAGGTAACGGCGAGAACCTCTTCAATGGTGAGTACCTGATTAATGCTCAGGGTGAGGACGTTGTTGCAGGTATTCGTACTCCGCAGCAGATTACAAAGATTGGCTCACAGCGTTGGGCTGAGCGTGCTGGTATCTCAGAGGAAGAGCGCGTAGCAAATTATCCTTCAATGGAGGAAGCAATGCCAGAGCTCTACAAGGAACTCGATTCACTCCAGGATAAGCTCGAAAAGCACTATCGCGATATGCAGGACATGGAATTCACCGTTCAGGAGGGTAAGCTTTGGTTCCTCCAGACACGTAACGGTAAGCGTACTGGTACTGCTATGGTTAAGATTGCGATGGATCTTCTCCACGAAGGTATGATTGACGAGAAGACAGCCCTCTTGCGTTGTGAGCCGCAGAAGCTCGACGAGCTCTTGCATCCAGTATTCGATAAGTTGGCACTCTCAAGAGCTAAGGTTATTACACAGGGTCTTCCTGCTTCTCCAGGTGCAGCTTGTGGTCAGATCGTATTCCACGCTGACGATGCTGAGGTATGGCATGAGGATGGCAAGAAGGTCATCATGGTTCGTATCGAGACATCTCCTGAGGACCTCGCAGGTATGTCTGCAGCAGAGGGTATCCTTACAGCTCGTGGCGGTATGACTTCTCACGCTGCCGTTGTTGCTCGTGGTATGGGCAAATGCTGCGTTTCAGGTGCTGGCTCTATCAATGTTGATTACAAGACTAAGACCGTAGAGATTGAAGGAGTTGTGTACAAGGAGGGTGATTACATCTCTTTGAACGGTACAACAGGTCAGGTTTATGCAGGTCAGATTGAGACCAAGGCAGCTGAACTTTCAGGCGACTTCAAGGAACTCATGGACCTCTGCGATAAGTACACAAAGATGGAAATCCGTACCAACGCAGATACTCCACACGATGCAAAGGTAGCTCGCACATTCGGTGCTAAGGGTATCGGCTTAACACGTACAGAGCACATGTTCTTCGATGATCAGAAGATTGTTGCTATGCGTGAGATGATTTTGGCAGACTCTGTAGAGGGTCGCGAGAAGGCTCTTGCTAAACTTCTCCCATATCAGAAGGCTGACTTCTACGGCATTTTGAAGGCTATGGATGGCTGCCACGTAAATATTCGTCTGCTTGACCCACCTCTCCATGAGTTCGTACCGCACGATAAGGCTGGTCAGGAAACAATGGCTAAGGAAATGGGCGTAAGCGTAGAGGAAATCAAGAAGCGCGTAAACTCTTTGGCTGAGAACAACCCAATGCTCGGTCACCGTGGTTGCCGTCTTGGTATCACATTCCCTGAGATTACAGCAATGCAGACTCGTGCTATCCTCGGTGCAGCTTGCCAGTTGAAGCAGGAAGGCTTCAACCCACGTCCTGAGATTATGGTGCCACTCATCGGTACAGTTCAGGAGCTCAAGCAGCAGAAGTCTATCATCCTTGCTACTGCTAAGGAGGTGTTCGTTGAGTATGGTGTAGAGGTAGAGTTTGAGATTGGTACAATGATTGAGATTCCACGTGCAGCCCTTACTGCAGGTAAGATTGCAGAAGAGGCTCAGTACTTCTCATTCGGTACAAACGACTTGACACAGATGACCTTCGGTTATTCTCGTGACGATATTGCTTCATTCCTCCCTGCATACATGGAGAAGAAGATTCTGAAGGTTGACCCGTTCCAGGTTCTTGATCAGGAAGGTGTTGGTCAGCTTATCAAGATGGCTGTTGAGAATGGTCGCGCTACTCGTCCGAACCTCCGTACCGGTATTTGCGGTGAGCACGGTGGTGAGCCTTCATCAGTTAAGTTCTGCGCAAAGGTTGGTATGAACTACGCTTCATGCTCTCCATTCCGCGTGCCTATTGCACGTCTCGCAGCGGCGCAGGCTGCTGTAGAGGAATAATAAGATAAGCCCTCGTAACTAACGAGTTAGGCGGTAAGTCTCTGATAATAAAGAGGCTTGCCGCCTAAATTGTTTTTGGTGGGTCTGCACGTTCTGCACACTAATCATGCAGAATTTGTAGGCTTTGCTTACAAAAACTGACACAAACTTTGGTGGTCGTGCTTACAAGTGCTTACAAACGATTTTTGATGAACAACAAAATAGAATTGAAATTATGGCTCTATTCAAAGCAACGGTAAGAACGCCACGAAAGGACGGCTTCTACCAAGTGTACATCCGGGTGATGCAGAACCGCAAACCCGGCTACATCAAGACGGACAAGGTTGTTACCAAGAAACAGCTTGATCGAGAAGGGAATATTACCGACCCATTTGTGACGGAATATTGCGCAAGGCGCATATTGAGGTTTAGTGAGCTGCTTAACAGGGTGGACTGCACAAGGTGGACGGTCAGGCAGATCATCGAGTATGTGACGAAAGAGGACGAGGACTTGTGCTTCTCTGACTATGCTGCACTTCACATAGACCGTATGATTGACAATGGACAGGTGCGGAACGCCAAGAACTACAAACTGGCGTTGCAGCACATGGAGAGGTTTGCAGGTACCAACAGGCTTATGTTCGGACAGCTGACATCGACATTCGTGAACCGATGGATAGCTACGTTGGAGCAGACGCACAGGGCAAAGGAAATGTACCCTGTGTGCATAAGGCAAGTGTTCAGAGCTGCCATCAAGGAATACAACGACTACGACAACGGCATCATCCGTATCAGGACGAACCCTTGGGGCAAGGTGAAGATACCACAGGCGGACCGCTCGACAAAGATTGCCATCAGCCCGGAGGAATGCCGACTGTTCTTTGCTGCACCATTGCCGGAAACGAAGTTCATTGACCCGGTGCCAGAGATTGGGCGTGACGTGGCCAAGATGATACTTTGCCTTGCAGGTATCAACACGGTTGACCTGTTCGAAATGCCAAGGGACGGCTATCACAACGGAATATTATGCTACAACAGGGCGAAGACGAAGAAGGTACGCACGGATGATGCGTATATCGAGATGCGCGTGGAGCCGGTTATCCAGCCATTGGTGGAGAAGTACAAATCGCACGATCCAAACGACAAGTACTTTTTCAACTTCCATGAAAGGTTTTGTGACAGTGACTCTTTCTGTGCTTGTGTGAACAAAGGCATCAAGATGGTTTGTGAGAGTATGGGCATACCGAAAGCGAAGCAGTACAAGGCATACACGTTCCGGCACACATGGGGAACAGTGGCGCAGAACGACTGCAAAGCATCCATTGACGAGGTTGCATTTGCCATGAACCACTCTCATGGGCGCACCATCACACGAGGTTATATCAAGTTGGACTTCACACCGGCGTGGGAACTCAACGCTAAAGTGATTGACTTCATCTTCTTCAGCACACGCAGGAGCAAGCAGGGAATGGCGCGAGACGTTGACGAACGGAAGGACGCTTTGTTCCGCATAGCACCGAAGTACATGATATATGCCCGGGCCTACTTCCGTGGTGAGGTTCTGGCCGAGGTGAGCGACATCGGCTTCAGCAACATTGACGAGATTATATCACGGCTGGCGGCGAAGCTGCCGGACAGCATTCCGGAAAGATGTGCAGTTCAATTCAGAATTAAAAACGTTGACACGGAACGTGAGGCGGTGTATGAACGCACCAAAGGTAAGGGCTTTTAATATTTGTCCGGCTTTGCAATTGCAAGGTCGGACATTTTCATTTTGTAGTATCTCAGAAAGTAAAAAAGAACTTCAAACTCGAAGTCTTTTTGTCGTCGTTGTTGTCGTATTATACGACGTAAGGAGTATAATATATATCTATATTCCTTTATCCTTTATGTTTATATAACATTCGTTATATCTATACGCGCGCGCGAGGAAAACCCCATAGGGGATATTATTTGTGTCGAGTTTTCTTCTTTTGAAAAACCCCTATGGGGTTTCTAAAATAACCCCATAGGGGTTTTTATTGAAGAGCATGAAAACAAAAACGACCCATCCTCACGGACAGGTCGAAGCCTAAAAAACTATGAGTAAACAAAATGAGTCGGTCTAAAAGTAGATGAAATAGAGACTGGCTTAATCGTCCTCGTCGTCGTCATCATCTTCTTCCTCGCCACAAAGGACGCGCAGCTTGTCTTCGATTGTGCGTACGCAGACGTGTGCGTTCATGTCAACGTCGATAGCCTTCATCTTTGGTGTGTGGAACTCCAGCAAGCGCAGCTCGGCGTTCACGCGATCGTCGGGCGCAAGCATCATCATGTCGCAATCAAAGTCTGACATTGTGCGCTTCTTACCGTCGTCGCAAACCATTTCCTTGGGTTCGAAGTATGCCAAGGAATGCGTTTTGATGAACCCTTTTATCGGGTTCTCCTTGTTTGGTGTGCCCTTTTTCCGGCCACCGGTCTTCATTCCCTTCATATTGAATATGTTTTGTGTTGCGCCGTTGGCGCAAAAGTTAAAAGTACTGGGCAAAGATACATTACTAATTTAGCGCACGAATTATAACTTTTGAAACATAAAACGATATGGGACTAATTGGTAGCATAGCAGGAGGCGCACTCGGAGCAGCCGGCAGCATCTTTGGCGGCATCAGCGCAAGCAAGGCGATGAGACGAGTGAAGAAGAACCTCCAAGCACAGAAGGAGGCCAACCAGAACTGGTATGACCGTCGTTATAACGAGGATGCGACGCAGAGGGCGGACGCTCAGCGCATACTCACCCAGACGGAGGAGAGCATCAGGAACCGCAACCGACAGGCGGCAGGTGCCCAAGCCGTGATGGGTGGTACTGACGAGAGCACAGCAGCAGCCAAGGCCGCGAACGCACAAGCATTGGCCGATGCAACGTCGCAGATAGCTGTCAATGCGGAGAACCGCAAAGACCAGATTGAGCAGACCTATCAGCAGCGCGACTCGCAGATCAACGAAGCGTTGAACAATTTGGAGATTAACAAGGCACAAGCCATCAGTCAAGCCGTGCAGGGCGTTGCCAAAGCAGGTGCAGGGATTGCTGGAGCCTTCTAAAAACATTCGACATGAGCAATTGGACAGAAGAACAGCAGGAACAGTACGAGCAGGGCAATGATGGTGGATATACCCCACCTAAAGGTTCGCTTGACTGGGCCGAGCAGCCTGCACAGCCAGAGCCAGCACCGAAAGGGACGGAGGCATGGACCGAGCAGAACAGCGGAGGCAATGCGCCGGAGCCGTCGGAGTCGAAGGAACCACCAAAGACTGACGTGGCACCACCTGCCGACAAGCCAGCCGGTGTGTCGCCACACAACGACACAATGGGTTACGATCAGCAGATAGCAGCCTTGCAGGAAGCCGCTAACCGCGTGAAGCCGGAAACCGAGGAGGAACGCAAGAAGAGAGAACGCAGAGAGAAGTCGGCGAAGATTGTTTCAGCCGTCAGCGATGGTCTGCAAGCGTTGAGCAACCTTTTCTTCACTACTCGCGGTGCTCCTAACATGTATGACCACAAGGAGGCAAGCCAGCTCACGCCATTGCAGGAGAAACTGGAGAAGCTGAAAGCTGAACGACAAGCCAACGCGGACAAATACCTCCAGTATTCACTCAAAATCGGTGACGCACAGAATGAGCGTGCCAAGACCTTGCGAGAAATGGAAGCGCAGCAGGAACGTTCTAAACTGGCGAGGGAGAAAGCACAGCGTGAGCAAGAAGAGCACGGATGGCTTGCGGCATTGCAGCCCGACAAGCAGCGTGAGCAAGCTGGTAAGGCTACTAAAGCCGAACAGGAGGCTGTTACCGCCAAGGCAGAAGCGGACAATGCTCCTGATCTCTACAAGGCAAAGGTTGATACCGAAAAGGCACGAGGTGAGGCACAGAGAGCGTCGGCTGCATCAAGCCGGGCAGCGGCTACAGACCATTATGCTTCGGCAAGAGCGCACGACCGCTCCAACAACGACGAGTTCAGTGCATGGGACGAGAATGGACGCGAACACAAGTTCAGAACGGCAGCAGCTGCGGAGGCATTTGCCAAGCAATATGGTACGTTTGAGGAAACTGATGTTACCTCTACAAGCACGACTGACAGCGAGACCAACGGCAAGTCCACTACTACCTACAAGAAGAAAAGTGGCTATGCCAAGCGCGTAGTCCCCGATAATACGCCCCCAAGCAGAAGACGCGGAGGCAATAACGATAATACACCACCAAGCAGAAGAAGATAATGGCACAAGTAAACGACAATGACGACATCAAGTGGCTCTACGGCAAACTGAAAGCCAAGGGCTACAATATTGGCAGTGAAGCAGAGTTCAAGTCTTCGCTTGCCAACGGTGAAGACCGCAAGTGGTATTACGAGAAGGCCAAGGGCATGGGGCTTGACATGGGCAGCATGGCCGACTTCGAGAGTATGTATGCACCAAAGGCGGCACCGGCACCCAAGAAGGAAACCCCATCTTCTGGACAGCAGAAGCCAGCAGTAACACCTGCGGCAAGTTCGGCACCTGCCAAGCAACAGCCGAAGAAAGACCAACCGCTTACCCCTGCACAACGTCAGGCGATGATTGACCAAGTGCAGCAGATGCAACAGCAGACGCAAGCCATGATAGCCGACACCAACGAGCGCATGAAGAACATGAAGGAGTATGGCGTTGGTCTTGGCTTTGGTCAGACAAAGAAAAGCGGTTACAAGGTCAATCCACGCACAGGCAAGTTGGAACAGACCTACATCACACCGACTGGCAACCGATACAACAACAAGGCGTTGGCTGATGCAGAGAGTTTCCACTATCGGCAGGAGGCAAGCAAACCTCTTGGTCTTAATATGAATGACCAACAGGTTGATGCGGCACAGAAGCCAGCCAATGCAGCCGTTGCAGCCTTATGGAAAGAGGCAGAGGCAAAGTATGCAGCTGACCGCAACAAGAATGCGGAGGATGTGTATGGCGGCAATCCGTGGCTTCATGCAGGGCGTGAGATGCACATTGTCGATGCTGCCACCAACTCACACAAGAATGAGGTGTCACACCTCACACGCTTTGACTTGCAAAAGATGATGGATAATGCGTGGGGACGTGTGGGCAAGCAGATGACCGCATCATGCTATGCACAACTGAAAAAGCAGTACCCCACCGCAACCGAACAGCAGTTGCAGAACTCGGCTTCCGCTATGGCTCGCCAGTTGTCGGATAATGCCGTATATAAGTATGCTGTGGCAAAGAATACTCCTAAGAGTACGTTGGAGTTTTTCGCCAAGACAGCAGCTGACATGAACCTCTTGCGTACAATCAGCAAGGGATTGGCTCGGAGCGAGGCTGGTACGACTGGCGACTTGGCGGCATACGAGGCTGCAATGGGCGAATACGGCAAGAACCACCGTTTGGCGCAGATAGGCGGTACGGTGACGGGTATGTTGTTTGACCCCACTACTTATATATCTGGCGGTGTCGGCTCGTTTACAGGTAAGACTGCACTCAATATAGGCGGTCGCATCGTGGCGAAAAAAACAGCCACCAATGTAGGCGCACGATTGTTTGGCAATACGCTGACTGGACGTGTCGTGGCTGGCATGGCAGGTGGTGCTGGCAACCTTGGCACATACGAGGGCATCAAGGAGGGCGAAAGCCAGTGGCTGCATGGCGGACACATCAACCCACAGACAGGCGAGAATGAGGGGTATTCGGCAGGTGACGTGCTGAAATCCACTCTGCATGGCACTTTGCTCGGCTCAGTTACAGGCACGGCATCGCCATTGTTGGGTAATGTAGCGGATAAGTGGGTCAAGGCTACCTCGAACACGACAGGAAAGGTTGGTATCCGTGCAGGAGAACTCGCGACCTCCACTGTTGCCGAAGGTACGATATTCTCCATACCAGAATGGATTAGCGGTGATGGCGATGCGATGGACGTGTGGACGGACAACATGGCGATGATGATAGGTTTCAAGGGGCAGCACATGATAAAGTCCGCCCCTCGTGTCATTGCAGGACTGCGACCTATTGAGAACCCACAGACCATGCAGGAGCGCAACCACAACCGCATGAGTTTCGTTGAGAGGTTGCGCAAGCAGGTGGACGCAAGTCCGCGCGACATGGCTTTCACCAAGGAGGAGCGTGAGGAGTTGCAGAAGTATGGTTATGGCGACCTTGCTACTCTCTTCACTCGCACACCAAAACAGCAGCCCAAGCCCAAGTCAAAGCCGACAACTAAGGACGGAAAGGTAATGTATCTTGACATTCCAGAAGCCAAGGTTGAGGATTTGGGCAAGCAGTGGCTCAAGCAGCACCCCGAGTTTGATGGCTATGAGGCTATGGAACGCCTCATGCAAGACCCGAATGTGAGCCAAAGTGCGAGAGCCAAGGCTTATTATATCCTCACTGGTCGTCAGTTGCCTATGGGCAGTGTTACCGGGTACACAACGGAGCAGGACGAGAACGGCAATATCTTCGTTAAGTCCGTCACTGCCAATGGTGAGGTAGTGACGAGCAGACGCTTTGCAAACGAGACTTTAGCCAAGAAGGAGCAGGACAAAATCATGCGCCAAGCCGAACTCAACTCAGTAGATGTCGGTGAGCATTACACAGAGGCGAAAGCCGACAATAAGGTATTTGAAGCAGCCGTTGAAGCAGTTGCGCCCGGTGCAGACCCCGAAACCGTCAAGCGCAACTACCAAGCTGCAAAGCAGGGAGACAAGGACGCAATCGCCAACTATGGGCAGATGGTCGATGCCATTGACAAGTTCATGGAAGAAAACAAGGGCATGGCAGACACGGAACGCCCAGAGGCAATCCGTGCAGCCATCAAGGAGGAGACTGGCGTAGATGTGGACGAGGCTATCAAGAAGGAGCCGAGCAAGCGTACTGAATCCGAAAAGGCAGCGGTGCAGGACTACATCGAGCGTCTGTTTCCCGAACAGAAAGCCGAGAACGAGCAGCCTATGTCCGATGACGAGGCAGGAGCGTCAGCCATTTACGACCAATCACGTCTGTTGTGGGAAAAGGTGGAGCAAGGCGATGCGGACGCGAAAGCTGATGTTGATGCCATCATCATTCGTATGCAGGAGGCATACAAGGAATGTGAGGACGCATTTGGCACGGACGCAGAAATGCGCATGGCAGAAATGGAAGATAATCCGTGGGCATTGGCCAACGACCCAGAACTGACAGACGACCAGAGGGACGCTGTGCTCTACTACATCAATGCCAAGGCTGCAATGGACGGTGTGCAGGATGCATCGAACGATGCCTTGGAAAACAAGCGCAGGGAGGTTGCCGCCAATGTGGAGCGACACACCCACAAGGACAACGGTATTGTGCAGCCAGCCACCATGAAAGTGGACGACAAGCCTGTCTATATCGTAAAGGGCAATATTGTTCCTCTCCCCGATGGTTCGGGCATTGACGTGCGCAATTCGGATCAGAGTATTGTTATATGTGATGCAGAGACTGGCGAGTATAAGTTTGCCAGCCCGGACCAGCTGTTCTCTCTTGGTGAGGCCATCGACCCTCAGACAGAACTCGATGAGGCATACGCAAACATTCAAGCCGAGCATGAAGCCATACTTGGTGGTACAGAGAATGGGGAAAGTGTACCAAATTTGGAGGAAAGCGTACCCGAAACGCCCGAAAATGTACAGAATGAGGGCGAGAATGTACAACAGCCCATGACTGACGAGCAGTTGCATCAGTATGCCCGAGGTGCTTTCGATGAAGCAACACAAGGCAAAAACGGTGTATCTCTTCCGCAAGAGCAGATTGAGCAGTTGCAACAGCACAATCAACAGATGTTGGAGCAGGAGCAGCAGCGCAAGGAAGATGAGGCAAATCGTCAGCCTACAGCATTGGAGCGTGTTCCCATCAACGAGGAGACACAGGAACCTATATTTGAGAAAGCCGATAAGGAGACAGCTCTTGATGCGCTCAACGAGATTACGGGTGGAAATGAGGCGAATACCACAGCCATTGTCAATGCGCAAGTGGAGCAAGCACAGAAAGCCCTTGATGCTCTGAAGAAGAAACAGCCAACCAAGAAAGCCCCTGCGCTTAAAGGTTCGCCAATGGCAATGGTAAAGGCACAGCAGGAAGCCGATGCCAACTACAATGCAGCCATGGAGCAGTACAACGCACAAGTGGTTGAAGCAGAGGAGACTCTGAGTGCATGGTCTCGCATTTATGTTCTCATGAACGAGCGCAAGCGTGCTTTGCGTGAAAAGCAGGAGGCAGAATGGAGAAAACGCAATGCGAGACTGCATGATGAAGCCGTGGCGCAGGTTGAGGAGCAGAAGCGCATTGCCGCTGAGAAAGCAGCCGAGCAAGAGGCAGTCGGCACTCATGCCGTGAACCCGAAGATTAAGGCAAAGTGGGACGGAGCCACCAAGGTTGAGGGCAATCCTAATGCTATCACCCTTGCAGATGGTTCTACAATCCGTGGTCACTACGTCCTCACTGAGGCAGGAGTAGCCACAACCAGCCATGACGTGAACAATGCCTACGAGCCTACTGAAGGTTTCCCGGTTGATGAGAATGGTGAGAGCGTGAATGACCGTGACTACAAGCGTGACAAAGACGCGCAGCGCATTGTAAGGGATATGGCAGACAGCTACGACAGCAGAGCTTTGCAGACACCAGTCATTGTCAGCAAGGACGGCGTTGTGCTTTCGGGCAACAACCGCACTATGTCGGGCGAGATTGCAGCAAAGAACGGCACAGACAAGGCGTATGTGGACCACTTGCGCGAGTTTGGAGCCATGTTCGGTTTCACTCCCGAGCAGATAGACGGCATGCAACATCCGCGTGTTGTCTTTGTTCCAGATGAGGAACTGCCATACGATGCAAGTACGTTTGCACGTTTCAACGCAGAACAGCAGAAGAAGCAGAGCAAGCCTGAGCACGCCGTGAAACTTGGCAAGATTGTTCCTGACAATGTGTTCACAAGCATAACCAATGACATCAGTCGCTTTGACCGCATGTCTGACTACTATGCCGACGACAAATCAGTGGCTTCTGCCATCAGTCAGTTGTTGGATGCAGGAGTTATTAACGAAATGCAGTTACCAGAGCTTCGCACTGGCAATGCTTTGTCGGCAGCAGGTAAGGAACTTATCGAGAACACACTTATAGGCAAGGCCTTCCAGACTTCGCCCGATGCCGTGCGCCAGATTATCAGCACACCGACACTTCGTCAGTCTGTTGTTATGGGCTTGAACGAGATTGCCAACAACCGCACACTTGCCAAGAGCGGCTATGACCTTAGCAAGGAATTGGCAGCAGCCGTTGATCTTGTGAGTCGTGCCAAGTCTGACTCGCCCGAGATCTATAAGGAAGGTATGCCGGTATCTCCTTACGGCAGACAGCAGGGTCTGTTTGACGACGAATACGGAGACAGTCGTGTAACTGATGGCGTTACGTTGCTCCTTGCCGACCTGCTAAACAGCGGAAAGCCGAGCGACTTGCGCAAGGTTCTCTCTACATACAATAACGAGGCTGCATCATCTGCTGCAGGTCAGATAGACATGTTCAGCGGAGACGTGACCTCCAAGGAAGAAATTCTCAAAAACGTAAACGAATATTTCAGAAATGCTACACCAAAAGAACAACAAGCCCTCATCGACGCAGCCGTTGCAGAACGCAAACGGAGAGCAGAAGCCGCAGAGCCAGCTGGAGGAGACGAGGCAAGCGAACAAGCTACGGTTGTTGCTGGGAGCGATGCAGAGCCTCAACAGCCAGTCGTAGCCAGTGAAAAACCAGTTAAGGGTAACGAACCCGATGCCGACGCATTGGCGAAGGAAGCCGAGGATAAACTGAGCGAGCGCATCACCGATACAGAAGACGAGTGGACGGAGCCAAGCGAATATGGAGAAATCTACAAGCATCGTATGTTCGTTGATGGCAAGGAAGTTATCAAGGTTGACGCTCCTGACAAGAGCAAGAATTATCCCGGAACCTATTATGAGATTGACGGCAAGCAGTTTGGCGACCTCTACGAAGTAGCCAACTATATTGACGGCAATGAGCAGCCGTTGTCTGCCAAGATTGAAGCAGCCTCTGCCGAAGTGAACACCGACCCCACCGAGGCACAAAAGGAAGCCGGCAACTATAAGAAGGGACATGTGCAAGTTGGAACGTTTGACATCACCATTGAGCAGCCGCAGGGCAGCGTGCGTAAGGGCACTGATGCTGACGGCAAGCAGTGGGAAAGCAAGATGAACAACACTTACGGCTACATTCGTGGCGCAGTGGGTGTTGACGGCGACCACATTGACGTGTTCCTCTCCAATGATATTGACGGTTGGAACGGACGCAAGGTGTATGTTGTGGACCAGTACAACCCCGACGGCAGCTTTGACGAGCATAAGGTCATGCTTGGTTTCAATGATGCAGACGAGGCTAAGGGCGACTACCTTGCCAATTACGAGCAGGGCTGGGAGAATGGCCGCAGAATTGACATTACCGGCGTGAACCTCGAAGACTTTGAAAAGTGGATAGAGTCGAGCAAGCGTAAGACTAAGCCTTTTGGCGAGTACTCGTCGGTGAAGAAGGACGTTGTGGAAATCAATACACCAGAAGAAGCCGGCTATTCCATCACTCCTTCAACCTACACCAACAAGAAGGGCAAGACGAGCGATGTTTCTCTCCTTACCTTTGGCCATGACTTGACAGCCGACCAAGAGCGTGCCGTCAAGGAGTTTGCCAAAGAACGGACAGGTGAGGGACGCTTTGCCCCTGCACGCGGTTGGAAGGATCGTGAGAGCGGTGGCTGGATGTTCCGTAGTGAAGAGGACGCACGCAAGGCCGCTGAAATGGTTGGTAATGAGGAAGCTGTTGCAGACAACCAGCCAATGACAGCGCAGGAACTTCGCGATGCCGTGGAGCCGAAGAAGCTAACGACAAGTAAGAAGACCGCAAGCAAGAAACCTGCAAACCGCGTAGAGAGCGTGCCAACAGAAGAACCAATAGAGCCGGAGAAGCCTAAGTATGAGGTCAGTGACGAGGAAATGAACGGATTGATGAATGACATTCGTGATATTCTCGGTATTGGTGACGACGAGGGTGATGCCGGGTTTAAGTTCCGTGATCCGGACGAACTGACCGCAGAGCAGCGTCAGAAGCTCATGTCAGTCGGTCAGCGTCTGGCCATGGCCATGGTTGAGCGTGGCAATGAGTCGTTTGGCAACTATGCCTCCATGATGGTTAAGGCATTGGGCGACAAGGTACGCCCTTGGTTAAAGGCTTTCTATGGAGGGCTGGAGTATGTTCCCGGCTATGACAAATACGCCCTCACTCCATACGAAGAGGTAAAAGCCTTTGACGTGGAGAATTTCGACAAGCCTACCAAGGACGTAATGGCACAAGCCAACATGATAGTAGAGGAAGGCAAAGCACAAGTGGCCGCAGAAAAAGCAAACAATGAATTAAAGGCAACAAGAAATGAGCAACGAAAAGAAACCGAAAAGCAGACAGCAGCAAATACAGATGCTGTTGCAGCAGAAGCAAAGTCTGTTGCAAGCGAAGCAACGGCTCTCGCAGAAACTTCAAGCGACGAGCAAGCCCTCACCGGAGCAGCAGAGCGAGTAGATGAAACCCTCGACAAGGTAAATGAGCAGCTTGCCCTGCTTGGCTACTATGAGGCTGACGAGGTGGAGAAGGACTACAACGAGGCATACGGCTACATGCGTAATGCCGAGAAGAAGGCCGTCAAGGATGCAGCCAACCTTGCAAGCCAGTTGACTTCTGATTTGAACCTTAGCCACTATGAGGCTTCTCACTCAAAGCAGGCGGATAAGAAAGGCAATCGTAAGAAAAAGCCACTTGCAGTTTCCAACATTTCCCCTATTGGAGGTGATGTGTCTATACACCTGCCATTAGAAGAAGGACGCGAGCTGTATCTGACAATAGGCGTTGAGCCAAGAGCAGCCAAGGGTGTAGATGGCTTTGGAGGCAGCGACCTTGAAGTTACTCACATCATGTTCCGGGTTGACCATCCTGAAGGCACCGGCAATGACCGCTACGGTAGAAATGTCTTCGTTGACAGCAATGTTACGTATTCTGACCTTCTGAAGCAGGTGCAGCGTGAAGCCTACAAATATCTTATAGGTAGTGGCGTGACCAATGAAGGAGAGTATGCAGCAGGTGACAAGGTGCAGTATTCAACCGATGGTGGCCGCACATGGACTGATGCAGTTGTAGTGCAGCCGAACGATGAGGGCGGCATCCGCATTGACACCGGCCTTGCTCCTGTCATGTGGGTTAATGCTCATCCGGACCAGTTGCGTCATAAGCCGAGCGAGTCAGCCGAGCCGAAGCATGAAGCCGTTGGCGACTTCTACGAGGATGGTATTAACGAGGATGCCGTTGCGGCATTGCCAGAAGACACTGCCATACAGCTTCATGTTGTTGACATTCTCAATCCGGGCATGACTGACCATTCGATGAAATCGAAGATCGAGAGCCTCAACACGTTGCTCCCTAAAATTTCAGACAAGAAATTGTCTGAACTCGACAAGGAGTATGGCGACGACAAGGATATGGGCACCCATATCAAGACAGAGGTGGCGAGACGTGAAAACGAGGGTATCTTCAAAAAAGCGGAGCGCATTGCCAAGGAAGCCAAGACGGAGCGCGAGAAAACGCCTATAGATAATAATGGCTTCGGAATATACCAAAAAGCCTATGATGATTTTATAGACGGAATAGAACACAAGGGTATGCTTCCGAATGTCAAGGCTTTGAAGAATATGGTTACTAAAGCCAAACGCAGATTGGGTGTTCTTGAAAAGGGTGCAGCTGTTGGTATTAAGAATGATGAAGATTTGAAACGTCATGAAAAGGCCGTACATGAACTCATAAACATGCGAGACGCATATCAAGCCATGCTTGATTATGTAAACAAACGAATGAAAGCTTCAGAAGTGAAGACATCAAAAGTTAAACCAGAGCAGCCAGTAGGTGATTTGTTTGCCGGGTTGTTCGATGAACCAAATAATAATGAAACAGCAGACAGCAATAGCAGTAGCCCAAGCCAAACAGTGGCTGGAGCAGAACGCCCGGACACCGTGGGCATTGATGAAACTGGAACTGATGGAGCAGAACGCACCACAGCAGTTGCAGGAACTGACGGAGAGCGGTCAACTGATGCAAGCCGTGAAAACGGACGAGAAGCAGCTGACGGAGCAGTACATGGAACTGATGAGGTCGGGGGAATACAACCACCAGTCGGAAATCGGGGACGTGATGAGAGCACAGCTGATGGAACAGTTTCCAACGGAGCCACAAATGAGCGTGGACGAGTTGCTGGACCGCGCACTGTTCAGACAGGAGAGATTGACGGAGGAGGAAAAGAACTTTCTTCGGGAGAACCTGCCAGCTCCACTGGCGAGGGAAGTAGACCTTCTGCCGTAAAGAAGCAGCGTACACCTGTGCGCAAGTTTACAAATAACTTCCATTATGGCACAGACGGCAATGAAGCCGACAACTACACTCCTGCACAGCGTTTGGAGGGCAACGTGTCAGCCATTGAGGTAATAGCCAAACTCTTCAAAGAGGGACGTAAGGCCACTGATGAAGAAAAGCAGATACTTTCTCGTTTCCGTGGTTGGGGACAGATAGACCAGTTGAGCAAGTTCTATTCTGTTGACCAAATGCGTAGGGACACCTACGGAAATTCGCCATACCGCAGACTTGCAAATGCAATCGACACGCTTGACCCAGACGGCAAGAAAGGCGTGTTTGCAGGTATCAAGCGAGCCGCCCTATCGTCATACTATACCCCGACTAAGATTGCAAGTGCGATGAACTCTTTCCTTTCGCTTGCAGGTTTCAAAGGCGGCACTTTCCTCGATCCTTCAATGGGCAACGGCATCTTTGAGGGAACACTTCCCAAAGACATTCAAGAGCGCACAATGATAACTGGCGTTGAACTTGACTGGCTTTCGGGACAGATTTCACGCGCCCTTTATCCAGATGCTGATGTGCGCATTTGTGGCTTTGAGAAGTCGGAACTCACACCGAACTCGCAAGATGTGGTGACAAGTAACGTGCCATTTGGTGACATCGAAGTAAACGACCCGACATGGAAGAACGACAACAGCCCTGTTAAGCGGTCGGCACAGAAGAGAATTCACAACTACTATGCTGTGAAGATGCTCGAACTTACACGCCCCGGCGGAATTGTTGCCATGATGACAAGTCCTGCCGTGATGGACACGCAGAGCAACCAGCATATCCGTAGATACATAGCCGAGCAGGGCGAGTTCCTCGGAGCTGTCAGACTGCCCGACAACACATTCCAAGGCACAGGCGCAATGGCCGACATCATCTATATCCGCAAGTGGAAGGATGAAGAGGACGCTCAGAAGACACGCGAGAACCCTGACTATGCGGCACGTGAGCAAGCATTTTTGTCTTCCGCTGAGACCACTGCACCCAACAAGCGCAATGGTGAGAAGCAAAAGGTGTCGCACAATGCCTACTATGCGAGCAACCGCAAGAACATGATTGGCGACGTAGTGGCAGGTAATCAATACAATGACAAGAGTTTCGGCTTACATAGCGAACTGACCACCGATCAGATAGCCAAGGAAGTTGAGAAAGCAGTAAAGCGTATTGTTGGTGACCGCAAGGGAATGCTCTTTGACACCACACGCACATCACGCGAGGTTAAACAAGCCGTTCGTGAGGAGTACAAGGGTGATGGTAACTGGGTAAGTACTGGCAACCTTGTCATTCAAGACGGCAAGGTCGGTGTGCTGACAGCTACCAAGAATGAGTATGGCGAGGTGACAAGGGTGTTTGAGGAGCAGCCACAGCTGGCTAAGCAGAAGAAGCGCATCATTGCCATGGGCGAGGTGCGTACAGCCATGAAAGAACTCATTGCAGGGCAGATTGACGGACTTTCGGACACGAAGCTCAACATGCTACGTGCCAAGCTTAAACGAGCCTACGAGGAGTTCGTCAGCAAATACGGCAAGTTGCAGGACACCGACAACGCTGTTGTCCTCAGTGACATTGACGGCTATACACTGCAAGCACTTGAAGTATGGAAAGGCGGCAAGTTCCAAGGATTGTCCGACATCTTCACCAAGAACACCATCAAGCCAGCCCTCAAACTTGAAGATGCCAAGACACCGCAGGAAGCCATAACCACCTCGTTAGCAGAATATGGTGAAATCCGTGGCGAGTATATCGAAAAGACGTTGGGCGCAGACTGGTTTGAGCAGTGTGGCGACCTTGTTTTCAAGGAGCCTAATGCCACAGACCGTTATGTAACACGCGATGAATACCTCAGTGGCGATGTAGTAGCCAAATTGGAGGAGGCAAAGACCGCAGCTGCAACAGACCCGACCTTTGAACGCAATGTCAAGGAGTTGGAACAGGTGCAGCCAGCCACTATACCATTCGACGACATCACAATACACCTTGGTGCGCGATGGATACCGCAAGAAGTACTCAACGATTTTGTGAAAGAGACCCTTGGATTGCACGCATCGTCTTCACGCAACTATGAGTGGGTTGATGGTGAGCGTAGGGAAATCATCAAGAGTGGCGTAGTGTATGTTCCGGAAACAGACACCTTTGAAATCAATATCGAAGCGAAGGAACTCGGAGGACAGGCAGAGGATTGGAAGACAGCCGACAAGAGCATCAAGGAGATATTCCAAGCAGCACTTGAAGACAAGGACTTCCGCATTGTGCGTAAGGACAAGGACGGCAACACATGGATAGACCAAGAGGCAACTGAGCTTGCCAACAGCAAGGTGGCCGACCTCAGAGAGCATTTTGAGCAATGGTTGCCCGGTGACGATGCCAGAATTCAGATGACGGAGAGAGCCTATAACGACCGCTTCAACCGCATTGTGCTCCGCAAGTGGGATGGCTCACACCTCAATGTACCCGGTTTGATGGGCAAGGAACTCCGTCCGCATCAGAAAGATGCCGTATGGATGCTCATCAACAACCGAGGCGGTATTGTTGATCATATCGTAGGTGCAGGTAAAACACTTGTAATGCAGTCAGCTATTATGGAAATGCGCAGAATGGGCATAGCCAAGAAGCCTATGATTGTGGCATTGAAGTCAACTGTGCCACAGATAGCACGCGAGTTCAAGGAGGCCTATCCTACCGCACGTGTGCTTGCACCATCAGAAAAGGACTTCAGCACCGAGAACCGCAAGAAGTTCTTCGCTAATATCTCGCTCAACGATTATGACTGTATCATTGTGAGTCATGAGCAGTATTGCAAGATACCACACTCCGAGGAGGCAGAAGGCGATGTAGTGAATGAGCAGCTGGCACAGCTCGATGCAATGATAGAATACCTTTATGGCACCGGCGACAAGAGCCAACTCACCAAGCGACAGATAAAATCGCTTGAAAAGCGCAGACAGAACCTGCATGCCAAGTTGGAGAAACGACTTGACCGCAGCACCGACCGTGAGTTCTGCTTTGAGAACATGGGTATAGACTATCTGTTCGTGGACGAGTGCCACCAGTTCAAATCATTGCCCTATGTCACCAGTTACCAGAACGTGGCAGGATTGGGCGAAGCATCAGGTTCAAACAAAGCCGTTGCTCTGCTGACTGGCATCCGTCACCTGCAGAAGATGCACCAAGGTGACAAGGGAACAGTGTTCCTTTCAGGAACGACCATCACTAACTCTCTTGTTGAGATATACAACCTGCTCAACTATTTGCGTCCGCGCAAATTGGAGCAGTTGGGTATGCCGACCTTTGACGCATGGGCAAGCACCTTTGCCGTACATTCGTCGGAGTTAGAGGCAGGTGTTTCCAACGAGTTCAAGATGAAAGACCGTTTCCGCTATTTCGACAATGTTCCCGAATTGTCGCAGCTCTATGCGGAGATAGCCGATGTGCGCAATGACTATAACCTGCAACTGCCCAAGCCAAAGGTGGACGGCAAGACGGTGATTGTTCCGCAGTCAGATGCCGTGGCAGAGATAAACCGCGAGGTCGTGAATATGCTTCAGACCAAGGACGGTAGCTATTTCGGTATTCACCCGAAAGACCCGAAGAAATTCCCATGGGGACTTGTAGCATCGGGAATATCGGCAAAAGCAGCAGTCAGTCCGCGTCTTGTGTTCCCGGAAATGGATGATAGTGTCGGTAAGATTTCCTATTGCTGTGACAACATCAAGAAGTCGTATGACGAAATGAAGGAGCAAAAAGGCGTGCAGCTTGTGTTCTGTGAACTTGGTGTTCCAACAAAGGGCAAGGAATACGATGCCTATCATGACATTATAAACCGACTGACAAAGGACTACGGCATACCCCGTGAAGAGATAGCCTACATTCAGCAGGTGAAGAACGATACTGAAAAGGAAGCATTGTTCCAAAAGGTGCGTGACGGCAAAGTACGTATTCTCATTGGAGGTACACGAAACATGGGTACCGGTGTGAATGTACAGACACGCATCACCGACCTGCACATGCTGACCGTGCCATGGCAACCTGCCGACTTGGAGCAGTGTATTGGCCGTGGTAGCAGACAGGGCAATGTAGTGGCTCACGATTTCCTCAATAATAAGGTACGTGTACACTATTATGCCACTGAGGGAAGTCTTGACTTATACAAGTACCAATTGCTTGACGCGAAGGGCAAGATGTTCACACAGTTCAAGATGGGAACCATATCTGGTGAACGCAGCTTTGACGAGGGCGATGCTGACGAAAACGGCAATATCGACCCTGCTCAGATGGTTGCTTTGCTTTCTGGCAATCCAATTATCTTTGAGAAATCAAAGCAAGACAAGTTGGTGAAGAAGTTGAAGTCACTTTACAACGGCTTCTTGCGTGACCAACAGCGTAAGAGACAGAACTACGAGACGGTGACAAAGAAAGTAGAGAACTTGAAACGCCTTATCTCGTTAAGCGATAGTGATGTGCATGACCTGCAAAGAGAGGACTTCAAGCCGGATGATAAAGGCACATATCCCTCAAAGGTTAAGGTAACCGTGGAAGGTTCCTATTATGGACAGAACTTTGACAAACCAAAGGAAGCTGGCCAGTATATCCTCGAACAACTGAAGAACAACAAGAAAGTGGTGCTTGCAGGGTTCGGTCAGCGTGCTGATGTCGTGTTTGTCACAGGCGACGACTTGCTATCTTCACACTACGAGGTGCAGATTGGAGGAAACAACGCATGGAGCATCCGTTATTCAAAGCGAATGCCCCAAGACCCGACACAGGCAGGCCTCGTATTCCGTAATCTATTGGAGCAGATCATCCATAACAATGAGGTGTACCATCGCGAGTATGACACCAACAGCGAGATGTTGAAGACCATGCCTAAGGGTGATGCGCCATTCCCAAAGCAAAAAGAACTTGATGAAGCCATTGCCAAGCAGAAAGAACTCGATGCCGAGTACAACAAACTTGGTCAGTCGGAAGAAGACAAGACGAAGTTCCGTTTGCTTGATGAGGATGATCCGAAGGCAATGGAGCTGGAGTCTTTGCCGGAGAGTGAGTTGGTTCCTGTTTACCGTAATGTGCAAGCCTTTGAGGATGATGCACTGGGTTCACCTATGGCATTCACCGATGCCGAGACAGGCGAGCGCAGAACATTGGAAGGCAGACGTTGGAACTATTCTGCGCCTCCAAAGGTGGAACTCACCGAGGAGCAGCAGCGCAAGTTGGACGAACTCAATAAGAATGGCTACATCATGGTTGACGGCAAACAGAGTACAGAGTTGCAGATCAATGATGGTTTGAAATTCGTGAAGCCTAAGACCAAGGAGGCACAGTTGCAGTACTTCCTGAAGAAGAACCCCGAAGACAAGGGGTTGTGGGCAGCATACGACCCATACGACCATGCCATCGAAACACCTTTGAACACGCAGTTTGGCGAGGCATACAAGAGACCGAACCTTGTTGTGGTGCGTAGCCTCATCCCGAAATCGGAGATAGACGAGCCATTCCACGCAGACTATGCTCTGTTGCCTACCGGTGCCCATCAGTGGAACAATGGCCGCACGCTGTATCTTTCACGCTGGAGCAAGATAGACAAGGTGCTCACCCGTGAGGAGGAAGCGAATCTCATTGACGAGTACTGGAAGAAGCATCCGGGAAAGCGTGAGGAGCTAAAGACCCACCGTGACTACAACCGCTTTGTGCCACAAGTGCGCAGAGAGTTGGAGAAGATGGGGTACCGCTTTGAACTTGACGGCAAGGAGTTGACACCGGAGGAGAGTCTTGCACTCGACAAGCAGAATTGGGAGAGCCGCGATATTATCCCCGGACGCGAAGGACACACGCCATTCGTCAGCAACGAAGACATAGCACGCATCAATGCGAAGATGGCCGGCAAGTGGGTAGGCGAACCGAAGGAAGCAATGGAAAGTGCGATGAGCGAGAGAGTGACCGAGCTGTCCGAACGTCTGCATACTCCAGTGCGCATCATCCGTACAGAGGAAGAAGTGGCTGCATTACCTTCCGTGCGCCAGCGCAGAATGAAGGGTAGCTTCAATCCTATGACTGGCGAGGTGACTATTGTTGTTCCCAACAATGCTAACATGGCAGACATTGAGAATACGTTTGTGCATGAGGTTGTGGGTCACGATGGTTTGCGTGTGCTGTTCCCTGATGAGGCTAAGCTGAACAATGCCCTTGATGAACTCTATCGTGTGTCTAAGGACGAGATACGCGGCACCATTGACCGCATGGCGCAGAAGATGTACGATGCAGAGGTGGACCGCATACGTGAGAAGAAACGCAAGGAGCATGTAGCCAATGGCGAGGATGCCAACGCTTCATACTATGCAGATATGGCAGCAGCACATGCCGAGGCCGGAAAGAAGCGTGAGCAGTTCAAGCGTGATGCAACAGAGGAATATGGAGCTGACCTTGCCGGACGTATCGGTGAGAAAGGCTTCGAGAAGATGAGTGCCGAAGAACTTACGTTCTGGGGCAAACTGAAAGCCATGCTCCAAAAGGCTCTACAAAAATTGTTGGACGGATTGAAAATCTCCGGCAAGAGGAAGTGGGGTGATAAGGACTGGGCGTTTGTTCTGCATGAGGCATACAAGCGTAAGAAGAATGGTGGTAAGCCTACTGTGTTCGATGCTGCTGATACTGAGGTTATGCGCAGGAAGACAGGTTTCGGTGATACTAAGTTCAGTGATGGGTATAAAAAAAGTGCCCAACCCAATGAGGCAGCACTTAAGCACTTAGAGCCTATTGATGTTGAACACGCTGCAAAGGTACAGCAAAAACGCGAGAAAGCCAAAGAAGCACTTGAAAATGTTGCAAAAACATACAAGAATACAACTGATAGCAAGGGCTTTATATCGGACTTAAGCAATAGTCTTGGTCTGACAAGAGGCAGAACAGGAAGCGGTTATGGCTTATTTGAAACACCGGATGGCAAGATATTTACCATCAGAGTGAGCAATCATAATATCAATGCTGCAAATGTCGGTGATGAACCTGTCGAAAGCATTGTTATCAAGACAAAACGTAGTCCAAACAGATTTCATGCTGAAGAAGGAAAATTTGCTAATGAGTATGTTTACTTCAAGGAAGACATACGCAAGGCACCAACAGGGACATTAAGTTCCATTGCTGAAAGTATTTCTGAATTGCTTGACACTGGCGAGTATCGCGACAAAACCGGGCTTGCAAAGGACAATCATAGTCCAGAAACAGACCCAGATGGCGGCATTATGTTCCGCGACGGTGATATGGGACTTGAAGAAACCATCACTAAGATGAAGGTTGAGGCAAGCCAAGCCAACGCCGACAACTGGCAAGCCAAGCAGGATGCAATGAGAGCCATCGGTGGCAATCTTAACAAGTTGCGTCAGGCAATGGCACGTCAGAGAGAGTATGACTTATCAACTGTCAAGAGCATAACAGACCTTGCCAAGGTGTTGCTTGAAAACGGATTGCTCGATGATCTGAGCAAGTATGAGACAAAGCGCATCCTATCAGCCGTGAACAATGTACATGGCAAGCAGGACGTAAGTGATTACGTTCAGAAGGTTATGGACATCATGGTTGACAACCAGCTACGCATGGGAGCTAACCAGCTGGGCAAACTCCTTTCCATCTGTGGAAGCCGCATTGACGCGCGAGGTATTGAGGTGCAAGGACAGCTTGACCCGGAAGGCCAGCGTATAGCGCAGGTGGTAAGGAAAGCCACTTCCTTACCAAAGGAGAACATAGAGGAGCGTATTGCAGACTGCACCAATCGTATGAGTAGTGACGACAATGCCGTAGCCGAGGAAGCAGCCATCGAGTACAACGGTCTGTTGCTTGCCCATCAGTTTGTAGAGGACATCACCGAAAGCAAGGCAGAGGAAAAGGCTCTTCGTGAAAGCATTAAGGAAGCCAAGGCCGACTTGGATGCCGGAACGATGGAAGCCGATGCTTACCGTGAATACGTGGAGTCAACCAACGATGCCATCCGTCAGAATAAGATAGAGCGAGCCGAAGCCTACCGCAGCATAGTGGAGCAAGTAGGCGGTGTTCTTGGTGGCAGCGTTGAGCGAGCCAAGGCATGGCGTGAGGCAGAGAAGCAGCGCGTTGAGACCATCCATCACAATGCCAACTCCGACATGACCGGCAGACCTAACGACGAGCATCACAAGGAAAGCAAGGCACAGAAGATAGCCAATAACAGTATAGTGCGCTTTGTTCTTGCACCTTTAGGCACGTTCGACCAGATGCTGAGAATGTTCGGAAAGAAAAGCGTGAACGGTGAGGGCTACTTGTGGAACCGCTATATGCGTGGATGGGTTGAGGCTACCGAAAAGGAGTACACCGGTTATCAAAACGCCTTGAAGACGCTCGACGAGAAGGTTAGCGAAGTATTCGACAAGAAGATGAAATGGGGCGACCTATTCTCTTTGGAGCGCAACCTTCCAAAAGCGACCGTTACCTTCTGGGACGGTGGCGAGCAGAAGGCACACGAACTGACACAAGGCAACCTTCTGTATATCTACATGGTTGACAAGATGGCAGACGGCCGCATGAAGTTGCGTCGTATGGGTATCACAGAGGAAGACGTGGAGAACATAAAAGAATTTGTTGATCCTCGTTTCTTGGAACTTGCCGACTGGATGCAGGACGAGTTCCTTGTGGAAAAACGCAACGAGTACAACGAGGTGCATAAGCGCATGTTCGGTGCTTCAATGGCAGCGATTGAGAACTACTTCCCTTTGAAGATACTTGCCAATGCGAGAATTGAAGAAGTGGACGTAGCCGACGATACAACCGACACCGCATTGCCAGCGACCTCAACCGGTAGCATCATCAAGCGTAGACGCAACAATCTTGCCCTTGACGTGATGGGTGCAGACGCATTCAGCGTTATACTCGACCACATTCAGCAGATGGAACGTTGGGCATCCTTTGCAGAGTTCAACCGCGACTTGAACACCTTGCTGTCATACAAGCGTTTCCGCAATCAAGTTATGAACATGACGAGTGTTTATGGTGGTGGCAAGACTCTGTGGAAGAATTTCCGCAATGTGTGTAGTATGGCCGCAGGAGCCTATCGCCCACCAATCGCAGCCCTTGACAAGGCCGCAGTGAATGTGGCGAAGGGCGTAACGGCAGCCAAGGTTAGTTTCAGAGTGTTCACTGCATTAAAGCAGTTCCTCTCTATGCCAGCTTATCTTTCTGACAGCAGCCCTGTATATCTTGCAGGAAACATTGCCAATCCGATAGGAGCTTGGAAGTGGTCAATGGAAAACCTTCCACTCTTCGAGAAGCGTTGGAAGAGCCGCATGGCAGGAGACCCAAGACTGATGAAGAGTGAAATGGACTGGAAGATGTGGCAGAACCGCGCTGTTGAAATAGCCTCACGTATCGGTATGTCTCCTAATGCCTTTGTCGATGCACTGACAGTTGCCATAGGTGCACACTCTATGTATCAGACCAAGAAGAAGAAATATCTTCGTTACGGCTATGATGAAGAGACGGCAGAGAAGCGAGCCAAGCAAGACGCTACTATTCTGTTCAACCAGACACAGCAGTCGAGTGAAAGCGCGTTCCTCTCTACGATGCAGACCGACCGTTCATGGTTGAGTGTTATGTTCACTGTGTTCAGAAACTCTTCGATGTCGTACACACGTCAGCTGTATGATGCACTCCGTAACCTCAAACACCGCTTTGAACCCGGTTACAAAGGACTCACAGAGGAGTATCTTGCCAAGCAGATGCGCAGAGACGGCATAGACCCAGACAAGGCCGACCAGAACGCCAAGAACGAGTATAGAAGAAGCCTGATGCGTGATATAGTCCGCGTAGGCGTGTTCGGCTATCTGTTGCAGTTTGCTTGGAACTTGGGAGCCTATCTGCCCTATCTCCTCTTAGGTGACGACAAGGACGAGAAGAGCGACATGTGGCATGACATCTTCAGCCATACTATGTTCGGCAGTATAGAAGGCTTGACTGGAGGTGACGTGATGAGTGCTGTAGGTAATGGCTTTGCTAAAGGCGAAGGTTTGAACCTATTCTCCGCATCAAAGGATATGCCTCTTAGTTCAGACTTGCAGAACATTGTAAACAAATGGAACAAAGACAAGGTTGCCGCCATGAACGATGTGACCAACTTGATGGTTCAGTCTGGTATAGGTGTCAATCCCCAATCGCTGACAGATGCAGTGGTTGCCATCATGGACTACTGTGGTGACGACGCAAACTCCTCTCGCGAGTGTGCCCTGCTTATCACGCGCATCATCAACTGCCCACAAAGTCAGATCGACAAGATTTACTTTGACGAGCTTAACGCAACGGCAGCAGAGGCGCAAGGCATGACCCCGGCAGAGATAGCCGAGCGATATGCCCGATATAAGATGCACAGAGGCGCACCGTTAACCGGATGGGCGTACACTGATGAAGCTCGCGACTCCGTAATGACTGCCCAGCAGAACCGAGTGCTTACGAAAGCCAAGGAGAAGTTGAACAGCAGAATGGAGACTGAGGAAACCAAACAGTTGCTCAGTGATTACGATGCTGTTGCCAAGCAAGAGACCGCATTGTCGAAGATAAAGAAGACGGACCGTGCAGCCTACCGCGAGGGAATGAAGCAGCTACGCCAGTCGAACGACATGCGCCAGCACATGCGCCTGAAGCGATACAAACATGACATGAATGAACTCACGTCGAAGTATCTACGCTGCAAGAGCGCAGAGGAACGAGACTCGATTGTCAGCACGATGTTCAGTACACGTGCGAAGATGCTTGAAGACATCGGCAGATTGAAGCAACAATAGTTAAACAACAAAGGACGGTGCAAGGAATTACCTTTGCACCGTCCCAAATTATAAAAATATGGCAAGAAGAAAATTACATAAGGCGAGTGCTGTCATGCCTCATGAAGGAATGGACAGCGTAGCTACAGCCAAGCACACGTTGGGCGGTAACCGTGCATTTGAGGTTTTGTGGCAAGCCCAGCAGTATTGGCTTGCTATGGATACGTTCCGCAGAGACCGTGAACGTAACAAGAACTACACCTACGGACGGCAGTGGGATGACTACGTTTGTGTGAATGGTCGGAAAATACGCGAAGAGGAACTCATCAAGAAGCAAGGTAATGTACCCTTGAAGAACAACCTCATTCGTCGTATGGTGCAAGCTGTACTTGGTATATACCGCAGTCAAGCCAAAGAGCCTACATGTACGGCACGCGACCGCGACGAGCAACGTTATGGCGAGACGATGAGTACCGTGTTGCAATGTAACATGCAGCTGAACCGCATGACAGAAATAAACGCACGATGTATGGAGGAGTTCCTTATATCGGGCTTTGTCGTGCAGCGTAAGTGGTATGGCTGGCGAGAAAACAAGCTGGACTGTTGGACTGACTATGTACAGCCCAACAACTTCTTTATCGATAACAACATGAGGGATTTCCGAGGTTGGGATTGCAGTTGTGTGGGCGAGGTGCATGACATTTCGTTTGAGGAATTGTGCGGACGCTTTGCCAAGGACGGAAACGATTACAACCGTCTGGCCGAGATATACAAGTTTGCCAAAGACAAATCGTATCTCAGTGCTACGTTTAATCATTTTGGCCATCCTTTGCAGGGCAACTTTGATTTTTTTGTTCCGTATGATGTGACGCGTTGTCGTGTAATAGAAGTGTGGAGGAAAGAAAGCAAACCACGTGTCCGCTGCCATGACGTAAACAACGGCGATGTGTTCAAGATAGACATTGAGGATTTCCAAGCCCTTGTAACAGACGAAAACAACAAGCGTTTACAAGAGGCCCGTGAGCTTGGTATGGACGAGAGCGATGTGCCGCTTATCCGTTGGGAGTGGTTTATGGATAGCTACTGGTATTATTACATGCTCACTCCGTTTGGTGACATTCTGGAAGAAGGCGAAACCCCATACGAGCACAAGAGCCATCCGTATGTGTTCAAAGCATATCCGTTCATCGACGGTGAGATACATAGCTTTGTCAGCAATGTAATAGACCAGCAGCGATACACAAACCGTTTGATTACTATGTACGACTGGATTATGCGAGCTTCGGCAAAAGGTGTGCTGTTGTTCCCGGAAGACTGCTTACCGAAGGGAATGTCAATGGACGACGTTGCCGACGAATGGGCACGCTTCAACGGCATCATCATGATCAGGACACCGAAGGCCGGAACGCCATTGCCTCAGCAGATAGCCAACAACTGCACACAGATAGGTATCTCAGAGTTGCTGAGTATGCAGTTGAAGTTCTTCGAAGACATATCCGGCGTTAACGGCGCATTGCAAGGCAAGCCCGGTTATTCGGGTATGTCGGCCAGTCTGTACAATCAACAGGCACAGAACGCCTCAACGTCTCTGCTTGACTTGCTCGACACGTTCTCTTCTTTCGTAAAAGAAGGTGCGTATAAGGACGTGAAGAACATTCAGCAGTTCTACGACACGCCACGTGTATTCAACATTGCAGGAAAGAACTCTACCATTGTGGAGTACGACCCGAAGAAGATACGCGACGTAGAGTTTGACCTTTCGATTGTGGAGAGCACAGCAACCCCAGCATACCGCGCTCTAACCAACGACATGCTTATGCAGTTGTGGGAAAAGAACGCTATCAGCGTGGAGCAGCTGTTGGAACACGGCGACTTTCCATTTGCCGACGAGTTGCTGCAGAGCATCAAGTCACAAAGGGAACAGCTGGAACAAGGCAAGGTGCCGGACGGCATTTCTCCGGAACTTGCGCAACAGGTTCAGCAAAACGCAAACGCATCTGCCATGCAACAGGCACAGCAGATGCTACAAGCGTCTTAATAAAACTATCAGATGGAAGCCTCGGAAACGGGGCTTCTGTCTTTTCTAAGTGTACGGTTAACAATAGGAACCCATTCAGGCATATCCATTTCCCGGAAGCAGATATGCAGACCTATTGCACGTGTCATAAGCAAGTCGTCATGTTTGCCTGTAATAGCACCATACGCACCGTTCTGTTTTCGCTCATAGGTGTTGTATTCATCCAGACAGCGTTTGTCGCGCTCGATATAGAGCCGGTCGCGTACCACCTTGATGAGGGTAGAGATAATCATCGGCTTTGTTGACACATTGGTATGGAAACCATATTTAAGCGGTGCGCCCTCCCTTATTTCATCCTCCGACTGCTTGCGTGCATACAAGTTCGGGTAGATGTCTGAAATCTGATTGAGTATATATTGCGACTGGTCGCCACCTTCCACCTGACGCTCCTTGTCGTGAGTCTCCAACGTGTTAGACTCAATAACCAGAAGAGAATTGTCGTAGAACGCCGCTATCTGTGCTGCACGCCAAGCGAGTTGGTCTATGTCGCAATGTCCGTACCACTGAGCCACCACAGACGGCGGCTCGCTACCATCAATCATACTAAGCCTGTCAAATACCACGATAACAGACCAGTCAGCTTTATTGGAACGTCCACCCACATCGACAACGGTAAGATAACGGTTGACAACTTCGTAGCCTTCGAATGTTTCCGGCATTGCCCATATAGAAAGCAATCCTTGCCTGTCTGCACGGAAACGGAGATTGGAAAGTGCATCCTCTCCTTCGTCTCCATCAGCATATACCTCACCGATATACTGAGGCTGCTTGCAGAACCGCTCGAACTTCTTGACACGGTATTTGTCGAACACCATAGAACCAGAATGAACGAAAGCCTCCACATCATCAGAAGGGAACTCGGAAGCCATTACAGCAAAGTCGTCCTTACCTGCACGCTCCTCTATGTACCAGTTGATAGCCTCCAGTGTAGCCCCTTTCTCCCATAACGACCAAAGGTAGCGTCCGGACTCCTCACGATTTGACGGCACATAGGCATTCTCTCTATTTTCGTACAGCCATTGTGCAAATTCACGCATTTCGTCAGCTGAAGCAAACTGTTTGGAATACTGCTCAATCTGAAACCACGATATAAAAAGAGCTTCATATTGTGATTTGATTGTAGGATCTGCAGCAGCTGTATATTCTGTGTGGAAGAAGTTTCCTGTTCCATTCGGTGTACTCTCCATTACGATCATCGTGAATGGTTCCAAAAGAATACCGGAACATGCCGAACGCACGATGTCCTGTGGTGACTTACCTTCTGTCTTTTGCCACAAGCCGACCTCTGACAAATGCACAAGAGAATAGGCACCGCCACGGCATCCATTAGGACGCTCAGCAGTGCCAACCTTAATCTTGCAATTGCGTTGTGGTACGCGATGAGTGGAGCCAGACTTACCTACACCAACCAACTTCGGCTCGTTCTCGGAATATGCCTCACCAAGTTTGTGCAGGAACTCTACCGGGTATCTGTCAATCATGAGGTCGAACATATCCTTGATTTCGTCAGAAGCCGCCCCTTGATGTGCAATGATAAGTGAATTTAGTCCCTTTCGATGGTTGAACTGAAGCCATGCCATGTAGAGCTGTGTTGTAGTAGAACCACCCCACTGTCGAGCCTTCAACAATATTAGTCGTATAGGGAGACGAGCTTTTCTCTTTGCCTCAAAACGAGATACCAAAATACGCTGCGGATAGTAAAGCCGGAACAAAACGTCCTTACCAGCCTTCTTGTTGTGGATATAGACGAGCGTAGCCGTCCAGAAAGGGAAGTCGTGTTTGAAGCGTAGCCTTATGAGCTTACGCGAGACCTTGATGTAATCATCATCGTTTGGCTCAACATGGAGAACAGACGAAAGAAACTTGTCGATAGACCCAGCCTTGACAAGTTTCTTCACCATTTGTATTTTCATCATCTCTACAGGGAGCCATTGGACGGGTATGGCAAAGTCAGAGATACAAACTCGCACACGTTCCCCTATGGACCCTTCACCCGTGACCGGGTAGAAGTGAGCGAACATCACCTCATTTCGCCGGTCGTTTTCAGCGAGTAAGCGTGCAATCTCTGTATCTATCATATTGGTTGTCATACCATCCATTCTTTATTCGGTAAATAAATTCGCCCACTGTACGAGGCATGAGATAGAATTTCGGTGCAGGTTGATTTACTATTTTCGTCACAAGTTCGTACACCGATTTGTCGGGCTGTTTTTCACGTAGTATAACGAACCTTCGGTAAATCTCCTCAAACATTTCACGCTTGTTGCTCCTCATCCTTGGCATCGGTTTTCCAGCTGCCATTGCTGAAATGACAATAGCAGCCCTCTCCTCGCTCACCCAAAAGCGAGAAGCCGGAGACTGAGCGACAAGTTCGAAGATGACCGGCATCACGATGATGGATGCCTCTGCGAGTTTCTCCCGATATGCCCTCATGAGGTCGTTATTACGTTCGCGTGTAAATTCAAGAATGCTGCCAAAGTATTTCATAAAAGTGCCCGATTGTTTCCTCAAAGTTACAGAAACGAGGTCACAAAAGTTAAAAGTCAGTCCACATCTTATATAGGTATTTTTGCAAATGAATATGACACATTCTAAAGATTTTGAAGATAATGGCTGATAACAACGGAGTTAAGAGCAGACGCGACCAACAGTTGGAACGGCTGCGAAAGAAATATCCCGACAAGAAGTTCGAGGATGATGAGGAGATTTACGGTCAGATTTACGACGATTACGACCAATACGAGCAGGATCTTAGCGGCTACAAGGACAGGGAAAAGGCCATGTCCGACATGTTGGCCGCTGACCCGAGAAGTGCGCAGTTCCTTGCTGATATGCACAATGGTAACGACCCCTACGTCGGGCTTGTCAAAAACTTCGGCATAGAAATACAGGACGTACTTGACGATCCTGAAATGCAGGAGAAGATTGCAGAAGCCAACAAGGACTATGTGGAACGTGTAGCCAAGTCAAGACAGCTTGACGAGGAATATGAGAAGAACATGGACGCAAGTCTTGAAACCCTTCGTCAGTTCCAAGAAGAGCGTGGCATGAGCGACGAACAGATTGACGCTGTAGTGGATGCCGTTTTGACCGTGGTTCGTGACGGTGTTATGGGCAAGTTCTCGAAAGAGACTCTTGCAATGTTCGTGAATGCCATCAACCATGACAGTGATGTAGCCTCAGCAAGTGAAGAGGGACGTGTCGCCGGACGCAACGACAAGATTGTGGAAGGCTTGCGCAAGCGAGACAAAGGCGACGGTACTGCACCACTGAACGGCAAGAATGGCGGTGCGCCCAAGAATAAGAGAAACATGGACATCTTCGACTTTGCAAATGCTGCAAAATAATACGTCATGAGCATTAGTGTAGAATTTCCAAATACAAAGCCACGTGAACCCTCACAAGGAAGTGCAGGATTGCGAACACATATCGGTGGTGCCTGTACAACTGTAAGTGCGTTAATGGAAGCAAGCAAAGCTATACATAACGAAGGCTTTGTGAAGAAAAGCATTGTCAAGGTATCGGCAAAAACGAAACATAACAATAACAAATAAAAACAAATTAAAATGAGCGTAGAAGTAACAACTACCCAGCAACAGAACTCTGGCAGTGCAAACACGCCAGATAGTCCTGAACTTACTCCAAGTGCTGGTTCCGCTGGTCTTCAGACACAGTTAGGTGGTGCGCCTACTACCGTCAGTGGAGTAGAGAACGCATCAGGAGGTATGGGCGAACTTGTAATGCCCGAAGTTGACAAACAAATTTTCATGTTTGAACGTGATCAGAACTCTTTGATGCAGCTTATGCTGATGGCAAAGTCCGTGAACGTTCATAGCATGGAAGTAAAACACTATGCAATTGACCAAGGCACACCAATCGTTACGGTCGCATCTGTCAACGGCAACACTATCACGTTAGTCAATGCCGACCAGAAGAAAGTTCGAGCATACGACACTCTTATGGTCAAGGGAGTCAAAGGCTACGACTTTATCGGTGGTACCAATGTCAAGAGCCGTCGTCCCCTCCAGCTCTTTGTAAAGAGCGTGAACAACGACGACACCATCACCTGTATAGCAACCAACGGTGTTAAGCAGGCTGCGACAGACCAGTATGGCAGTCTTCCAACAGCAACCTCTCCAACAGCAAGCAACACCAATATCATAGCAGCAGGTACGAAGTTAGTACGTATGGCTAATGCCATGTATGAGACTCAGAAGTGGGTTGACCCAAATACTGTCATTCCTTCTCCAGACGACTTGTACTTGCAGAAGCGTGGTATGACAAGCATCGTATCAAAGTATCTTGCCGACCAGAACATGGAGATACCTTACGATGAGGCTGTCAAGGCAGAGGCCCAGTTGCGTGAGTTCAAGGCTTCCGGCAACCGTACGCTTCTCATTTCTCAGCAGAACAAGATGCTTGTACGTTCAAGCATGGGTGACGACCAGTGGGACTATACAACCAATGGTGTTCGTTGGCAGGTGAAGCGTGAGGTGAAGCATCGTGGCAAGTGGACATTTGAGGATGTAATGTCTCTCATCAAGCTATACTACGGTGGTGCAGACAAGCCTAAGTCCGGTCTCTTCCTCGTTGGTAACAATCTTGGTCAGAGCTTGCAGCTCATTGACTGGAGCAAGCATCCAGAGGTCACGATGGAGCCTTACACCAATGAGAGACTTGGTTGGAAGGTGACACGTCTGTACTGCATCTTCGGTGAGCTTCAGATTAAGATTGAGCCGACGTTCAATGATTGCGGCTACGAGAACAGCGGTCTAATTGTTGGTGAAGACCGTTTGGTTCACTATGTACGTCGTGGTGAGAGCAGCTACACTGAGGACGTTGAAGGTGAAGAGGCAACACGCAATGGTGTTCTCGTCAGTGACGCTCTTGGCTTGAAGGGCAACTGTCACATCTGGGTTGATGGTGACGATGATGATGACGACACCGCTCCTGCAGCAGACGAGTTCCGCTTGTGGAGTAGTGACACAGCTCCAACCGAAGCTGATCTCGAAGATGGCGTAATTTACGTGTTCGCTTATGACATGAACATCAAGTCTGGCACAGCAACTATTACTGTGAGTGCAGGAGACGCATTCAAGTACAATGCGACAGGCGAGAACGAGAAGAAGTGGGTTCGTTTCTACGGCCCTATTTCAGCTGAGTAACTTTTTAGTCAACGCTAATTATGGGGGTGGATGCGCTTTAAGTCAATCCGTCCCCATTTTTAATAAAAAAATATAACATGGAAATTAAAACATACGGAGTATATGGTCTCACGGAATGGCATGGTAAAGTTAAGGCCGGCACCATTGAGGCGAACTTATCGTTCGTTGGTGGCACGTCTTCTCCAAGTGGTTCGCAACCTGCATACATGGTGACCAAAGACCCAATTACACAGTTTGTAATTGAGAACTCAAAGGAATACAAGAGTGGTTTTATCCGTCTCGTAATGCGTCAAGTACTGCCCGGTACTCACATGCGAATTGCTACCCACAAGTCTATTCCAGACAGTGACGAACAGGTGAATGAGCATTTGTCAGAAGAAACTAAGACAGAAACAGTGAAGCCGACAGGTGATGTAGAAACGCCTACACAAGAGACAGGCATCGAGCCTATCGAGGACGAACGTGGTCTTACAGAAGTTGAGTTCAGTACCAACCAAGAAGCCAAGGATTATCTTACAAAGAAGTTTGGCGTGAAGAGTGGTACGATGAGAACTCGTGCAGAAATTATAGCTGTAGGTGAAACCTATGGCGTTAAAATCACTTTTGTAACCGAGTAATCACAGCAACGGTATGGTGTACAAAATCGAAGTCGTGGAGCGTGACGTGCGCATTGCCATTGACGAGAACAAGACAAGCGAGCAGCTCATCAGCGATGAGGACATTGACACCTTATCGTTGAATGACATCATACGCTCAAAGATAGTGGAAGCCGTTCGGCGTGTAGAGTCGTCCGCTCCCGTTCACTACTTGGAAGAAGGTCACGTGTTTGGCGATGCCATCTACTGGGAGAACAACGGAAGCGGTTGGACTCTGCTGCCCGATGATTTCATGCGTCTTGTAGCCTTTCGCATGAGCGACTGGGAACGCACCTGCTATATGGCCATATCAGCAGACGACCCATTGTATGATTTGCAATCGTCAAGATACAAGGGTATTCGCGGCAATGTCCAAAAGCCGGTGTGTGCCGTAGTGAACCGTGCCGAGGGCAAGGTGTTGGAGTTCTACAGTTGCAACAGTGAAGAAGCCTACGTGAAACGTGCCTCATACATTCCTTATCCGAGCATAGACGAGGAGGACGGCATAGACATCAGCGAGCGTTGTTACACAGCCGTGGTCTATACTACGGCTGCATTAGTATTAACCGCCTATGGTGCGAGCGAGCAAGCTGCCGCAATGAACACCTTGGCAAAAAGCATTTTTGAATAATGAGTTCAATACCAACAAAACAGATAGATGGTGACGTTGCGGTTAGTCGTGACGTTAACATCGGCGGCAAGGCCACCATACGCGGTTCGGCAAAGGTCGGCCACAATCTGACCGTTGACGGCTGGCTTGAAGCCAAGAACATAAAAGGCCCGAACAAAGGCCTGTTCAAAACGGCGGCACAGCTACGCGAGGCTTACCCTAATCCTCATGAAGGATGGTGGGCGTTGGTGACCGTAGAAGTCAGTGCAGCGTCAGATCATCTTGGCCAGCTCTATGTAGCTGACGGTGGTACATGGGTAGCGCAAGTTGACAGCAACGGTAATCCGCTGCTGAAGGGTAATCCTACGGTTGATAGCACCGAGTACATGGAAGCCGTGGAGGGAATGACAGCCGACCTCGAAGCCGTGAAGGTGGACGTTAACCAGAACAAGGAAGACGTGCGCAGCCTACGTTCTACACAGACCACGCAAGGCGAGAGCATCAACACCCTCAACACAAAGATGGGCACAGCTCAGAGCGACATCAACACACTGAAGAAGACTGTAAGCGACAACAAGACTGAACTTGCGAGCAGCATCAGCGGTGTACAGAAAGACCTCACATCATTCAAGAACACCAAAGGACAGCCCAACGGACTTGCGCCGTTGGACGAACAGAACCAGATACCTTCGCAGTATCTTCCCGACTATGTGGACGATGTGCTTGAGTTCAACGGCAGCTTCAATGACATTACTTCGCAGATGATGTCGTTAAACAAGTACTCAACGGACGAGAACTGTAGCGTTGTTTTCAGCAGAGACGCTGGTGCTTTTGTGCTGAAATACACGCAGCCATCGAAAACGGAAGGTGACTTGCGCCCGACCATCACTTACTACAACAACTGGATAGACGGTGACCTTTACGGTGAGGACACTATGAAAGGCCATGTGCCACACAGCGGCAAGATTTACATAGACGTTACAGCCAACAAGACTTATCGTTGGGGAGGCAGCACGCTTGTTGCAATAGGTTCGGACTTGGCATTGGGCCATACCAGTGGCACTGCATATCCCGGTGACGAGGGAGCCGAGCTAAATAGCACACTCCAGACAGCGAACATACGCATTGAGGGTATAAACATTCTTCGCTTTGATGGAGTGTGGGACGGTACCGGCAAGGCACCGAGTCGTGGTTTGTGGTATGCTCCAAGTTTGGACTACGAAGGAGAGTGGTGCTTCCGTAAGTTCGGAGGTGTTAGTACAGAGACATACGGTTATCCGGAAGAAATGTATAACACCGACAGCGTAGGACGTGCGGACCATATCTATTGTTGTGCAGACGAGTTGTTCCGTATCGTTGACAAGAAGATGCAGAGGATTGGCGGCAGCGGCAGCTCTGCCAGCATTTACAACCCGACGGTGGAGCAGGGAGGACACTACTATGTGTTGTGTGATACCGACGATACGGCCAATTCAGCTGTTCACGCAGCGAAGGAAAATGGCAAGGCTGCAGTAGGCCTGATGATAACCTTCGCATTGAAGAAAGGCACTTGGAAGACTTACCAGTATATCGGAGCCAATACGGATGATAATAACTGGTACGACACAGAGAACTGGAAAGACTTCGGTTCGATGGTGCAGGGTTCAGAGTCGATGATAGACATTGACATCATAGCCCCTCTACCTACAGGCTTCTACACCCTTGGCACCGCACTTGCAGCTCTGAAAACCTATCAAGAGACAACAAGTGTGAACTATCAGAAGCGCGGTTTGGTGATAAGCTACACGACGGAAGCCAATAAGGTAGAGACCAAACAGTATCAGGGCGACTCCATTGCGGACTTCTACGAGGCCGGGCTTTGGCAGGACTTCGGCGGCGGCAGCAAACTTGTGGCGAACGACACGATGGAAGACAATGGCAAAGACGCTTTCTCTACAGGAGGAGCGTATAAGGTCGTACCTACGGAGATAGAGGCTACAGAGGAAGAAGGCAGCGTATCACTGAAGCTGAAAAACAAAGCTGGCGACACCCTGTCTGAAGCCCAGTTCAGTGTGGGCACCGGTACTGGAGGTGGCGGTGGAACTACACTTGCCATCAACTTTGAAAACGACCCCATCTATGTCCGTGCAGGAGGCACAGCCATACTGAAAGCCGCCATCCGCAGTGTGACCCAGCTATCCGATGGATCATCGCAGGACAACAAGATACAGAGTGTGGTGTTTATCAATCGCACGACCAAGACCACTGTAGCCTCATTCAAGCCCAATCAAGCAAGCAGTTCGTCGTTAAAGTCGTACACCTTCGAGTTTGACCTAAGCACCATTGCGGCCAGTGCTGGCAGCGTAGAGCTGCAAGCCGTAGCCACCGATGCCACCGGCAAGACAGCCACGAGAAACGTGGAAATGATTGCCGTTGATGTGACCGTAGAGAGCAGCCAGACACTGAGCTATACGAAGAGCACCACATTGCAGGTTGGCGGTCAGAAGGTAAGCATCCCTATGTATCGTTTCCCAAACAATGCCTCAGACAAGGGTATCCAGACGAAGATAGAGATATACCGCAACGGTGTTTGGGAGACGCTGGAGAGTGTATTGGTTAAGGACACCTATACCCATAATGTGACCATCGACCCACAAGGCATGGGACACGGCGCATATCCTCTTCGCATACAAGGACAAGACGTAGCATCAGGACTGCAAGGTAACACGCTGCATACCGCAGTCATGGTGATAGAGCAGCGTGAGAGCGTGAGCGACTACACGAAGCCCATCATTGTGGCACGATGGTATGACGACAGCGACGGCAAGACAAAACTCTTCAAGACCGTCAGCTTTGACATAGCCTGTTATCAGCGAGACAACGCCAACCCGAATGTAGAGGTGAAGGTGAAGAACGAGACCACTGACGAGACAGAAACGATTGCCAACAAGGTTATGAACCGCAGCAGTTACTACACGATAGAGAAACGCATTGTGGGTTATAACGACGGCGACACATTGATCTTCGATGCAACATGTGGCGAGGTACGTCTGGCGGAGCAACTAAAAGTTGTCATTGACGGCAGCATGCTTGCCATCAGCGAGACCGAGGGCGCATACTACAAATTGAGCTTTGCCGGCAGAAGTAACGACGACATCGACAAGAGCATCAAGGCCACCTGTGCTGACGGCAGCATTGTGGAAGTGAAGGTAAACGGCAGTAACTGGTCGAGCAACGGTTTTGTTGCCGACAACTTCGGTACGGAGAAAGCAGACGGCAGAATGGCACTACGTGTAGCCGAGAACGTGACGGCAACATGCAGCGACACACCATTGGCAAGCAAGGACATACCCACCAACGGTATGGCACTAAGCTTTACATTCAAGGTTAAGAACATTGCCAAACGTAATGCAAAGATTATGTGGTGTATGGGCGAGCGATTGGGTTTTGTGCTTACCGGAGAGAAATTCATCGTGACCACCGCCGGAGACAGCGACGAAGCCCTGAAAGACGTTCAGACAACCGCCGCCACCTCCTACCTTGACGACACCGTATATCGCATAGACATCGTTATAGAGCCACAAGCCCGAGCACCCTATAATGGTGTGATGTTGTGTAAGGTGTTCCAAAACGGTGATGCTGCAGCGTGTGTTCCCATCAGCACCGTCAACGGCTTCCCTAACATTGCGGACATGATACACTTCGACGGTACAGATGCCGACCTTTACCTGTATGAGGTAGTGCGTTGGAATACTTACTATGACTTTATCCAAGCATTCAACAACTACATCGTGAACCTCACAGACACGACTGCCATGCTGACCGAGTATGAGCAGAACCAAGTGATGAGCGATGTTACAGCCGAGGGAACGACGAAACCACGCCCCGACATGCAGAAGTTGTTGGACCGCGGTATCATGGTTGTGGCAATGACGCGCACTGCTGACAAGAACCTAAGCAAAGACGGCAGTGCGGTAACAGACAGCGAGATATACTATCCAGACTACATCGAAGGTTTGAAGGACAAAAAAACGTCCGTTTTGATGGACTGGTATATTTATTTCCCCGACCGTCCGTGGGCAAACTGCGTTATTGAAGCCATCCCGACGACAAACCAAGGAACTTCGACACTTGCCTACGGTGTCAAGAATAAGAAGGGCAAGGGTAAGAAGGCGAAGAGGATTAGAATGCTCTACACAAGAGAGCAGATCAGCGAGATGTACAATGGTGATGAGACTATTCTTGCCAAGTATGACGACGCAGCAGCTCTTGCGAAGAAAAAGAAGATCCGCGTGAAGGAAGGCAGTACGCCTATACAGAACATTACCATCAAGGTTGACTACTCGGACTCTGCCGGTGCCAACAACTGTGCCATGATGGAGCTTATGAACGACACGCAGATAGCCCTTGGCAGTGACTATATGACCCCTGCACAGCGACACAACACCGACAAGAGCGAAGAACTGCATACGAGCATTGACGGTGTGACGTGTGCCCTCTTCCGTACCGACTACCGCATAGGTCAAGACAAGGGGACACAGGCCGCTACACTTCCTGAGAACGCCTACTTCCACTCGAAGGCAAACTTCAATGCCGACAAGGGTAATCCCCACTTCTTCGGTTTTGAGGACGTTAAGGGATATAATTACGGTTGCGTGAACTATGGCGACTTCAAGGAAATGGTAGCTCCGAGAGATACGTCCATTGACACCTACAAGGCCAGTGTACTCTCAGACACAAGCTCATTGATACCGGGTACGCTGTATATGCTGAGTGAGTTCTGTGGCCCGGAAACACGCTTCATTGAGAACGATGGAACCGGAACCATGACAGAGATAGGTGAGGTGGCCGTGGAAGACAGTCATGTGCTTGACAAAACACTCTCCGAGGTACAGGCAGACGATGTCAAAAACTACGACTGGGGAACAGCCTACAAGACATCAGACGGCAAGTATGTGCAGTATAAAGGAGGAGCATGGAAGGACACCACAGGCACCATGACTTATGACAATGCCACTAAGAAATGGAGTGTGCAAGGCCGCGTGCTGAACCCTGTTGAGTGCTACGAGTACAGACAATATCAAGAGTTCTGTTGGCAGCAGGGCGTGAACAGTGTGGACGATATGCTGAAGACGCTGCACACCGACGATGGTGACGTTCCAGTGTGGAGCACTTATTACGAAATGCGCTACCCTGACGACGACGACTTGAACGCCTTGTATGCGTCGGGCAAGAAAGTTCCGTACCAGCTGTACAGAGAGTTGGCCTTCTGTCAGCAGTGTAACCAGAATTTGACCGACAATGCCGAAGAGAACGCCGCCAAGAACCCTGATGGCAGCGAAAAGGTATTCAACGGAGCTGGTGCAAGCACAACCATTACCCTTGGTGGCAAGACCGTAGCCGGTACCAAGGAGAACCGCAGGAAGAAATGGCAGCAGGAAATGCACAAGTATTTCTCTCCCCATTCAACTCACTGCTATGTTGTGGCGAGCGACTACAAAGCCACCGTGGACCAGCGAGCCAAGAACATGATGATTGCTGTTTACTTGGAGACCGACGGCAGCATGCGTTACTACTTCAACCATTGGTATGACGGTGACTCATGTGACGAGGCTGACAACGACTGCTACCTGACCATACCTTGGGATATGGACGGAGCAGCGAGCCATCTGTATCAAGGATGGGATGGCGTAATGTTCCAACAGAGCTATGCCTTGTTTGACAGAGGCGAAGGCGTATGGCTTGATGATGCAGGCACGGAGACGCTGACTCTTCATGACACGGCGGCAAAGATGCGTGCTACGAAGACCAAGGCCGGCCTTGAAATCTTCTCTACTGACGGCTGCTACCGCTATTGGATGATAGACCGCATCTTGAAATGGCCAAAGGTGGTAAGTTCGTTTGACGGAGAGCGCAAGTATATAGAAACAGCTACCGCTGCCGACAACCACTATCCTGCCTTGCACGGTCTGCGACTGGAGAGTCTGCCAGCCTTCCAACGCAAGCGTTTCGCATACAGAGACGGCTACTTCCAGACTGGTGATCTGTTCCGCCATTTCTTCCAAGACCGTGTTATGGGACCCATCACGGTGAAGATAACGGCAGCACAGGACGGTTACTTCGCCATGGGCGTGGACTCCACCTCGTCAGCCAAGTATAGTTGCTATCTGAAGGAAGGCGAAAGCCATACCTTTGTTGAGGCGGCAGCAGGTGAAGGTGGCAAGCTGATCTACATCTTCGGTGCAGACAAGATAAGCGAGCTTGACATCAGCGGTTGTTCTCCTAAGAATTCAAACTGGATGCTGAGCGAGTGCACCTTGCTGCGCAAGCTCGTCATTGGCGGTGAAGGATATACTCCAGCCTATACCACCGACATACTGAGCACGCTGAACTTAGGGCAGATGCCTTTCTTGGAGGAACTTGACATCAGGAACACGATGATAACCGACGTGAATGCCTCGCTGTGTCCTCGTCTAAGAAAGGTGTTGGCAGAAGGCAGTCTGTTGAAGTCAATCACACTTGCAGAGAGTTCGCCTATTGATACGCTGCACCTTCCCGGTACTATGACAACTCTGTACTTCAAGAACCTTCCTAATCTGACCTACCCCGGTAGTTTGACCATTGACGGAATGGCTAAGGTGACGAAGCTGTTTTTGGACGGAAGCCCGAAGATAGATGCCATGACGCTGCTGCGAGAGGTAACCACGGCCAGTGCGCTGAAGAGTGTACGCATAGCCGGCCTTGCTGCTACGGAAAGCGTTGAGCTGCTGCGAGCCATCAAGAACAATGGAGCCGTAGGCATAGACGCAAACGGAGCAGACTATGACGAGAGCGGCCAGTGTAGCGGACTGATAGGCAGATGGATCCTAACCCTACTTTCAGAGGAGAGTGAGATTGCGGAGCTGAAGCGTTACTTCCCGAACCTTGAAGTTATAAACTCGCAATTCTCTGTCATAAAGATAGACGATGTGGTGAGCGGTGACTTCTGCGAGAAGTACAGCAACCCCGAGAACCAGACAGGAGCCGATTACGATAAGAGCTTTGTGGCAAGCGGCCATACATTGAAGATATTGCAGGACACCCATGCTTACAAGTGTACATACAACTCCAAGCTGAAACAGATGGAGGGTGTGCAATTGAGCGATGCAGACTTCAATACTCTTGCCAGTGGTGAGAGCTTCGATGTGGGCGACAGCGCAGGTGAAGGTTTTGACATCTTCCACCACTTGCCTCATTATTGGTACAAGGGCGTGAACGACTACAAGAACCAAGTAAAGTATATCATTCACTCAATTACAGATAATGAGCCGTTATCGACTGTAAACAACCGCAAGGAGGCATTGCTTTCTGAGCTGCTCTATGCAGAAAATACAGGCGTGTATGCTGACGAGGCAACAGTTGGCGAGACAGTTGGCGATAATATTATTGCCACAGCAGCCAATGCGAATGTCTACCGTATGGACGTTGAGGGCATGAAGCAGGTAAGATGGCCGGGACTTAACCACGCTCGTCTTGGTGCCGTCTTTACGGATGCAAACGGCAAGATCGTGGGCAAGTTCATTATGATGGTGAGTCACGCTTACTTCGACTTCTCAATCGGTAACTATGTGTTCTGCGATGTGCCAAACGGTGCCAAGTGGATATACTTCACTTCGTATCGTGACATTGGCGACATAAAGTGTCTTGCTGTTGACAGCGAGCATATAGAAGCAATAGAACCAGAATGGACTGAGCACACCATTGGTGAGTACGACAGCCTTGTGGGAACATACCCCATCACTATTGACGGACTGAAACGACCTCGCAGCATATCAGGTGCTGTACGTTCGAAGAAAGGTGACGGCACTTCACAGACCTCTGCAGAATGGGCATACGACACAGACGGTAACCCGACCGAAATGCCGACCGGGACAATACACTACACAGCCAAGGATTTCCAGAATAGTGCGCACATGCGCGGAGAGGGCTACCAACTCCAAGACTATGAGCAGCACAAGGAAATCAGTAACCTGTGGTGGGCGACCCATGGAACGACCGATGAGCAGTCTGTTGTGGGCAATGGTGCACATGACAGCACACTCAACAGTCGTGACGACATCGGCATGGCGGACACATCGTATGTGGGCAACTCCATGAACTCAATCATGGGACTCAAACACTATGTGGGCTGTGACAGTGAATGGATGGACTACATTGCAGGAAATGTGAAGAGCTACGAGACGTTCTACAAGAACCGTTGCGTGGAGACGAACGAAGATCCTGTAGATTATGTGTTCCACATCTTCGACCCGATTAAGAAGACGGAGCGAACCGTGCAGAGTGTGAACAGCAACGGCAACTGTGTAGTAAGAGTGGTGCATGGTGCCAAGTGTGACATCTTGCCAAGCAAGGTGCACCAGACAGACACCAGCAAATACACTACACACTATGCAGCCGGAGTATGGTTCCCGGGAAGTAGAGGCCGCTGTGTTCTGCGGTCTGGCGGCGACTCGGGTGCGGGCAGCGGTCTCGCTTGTGCGGGCGCGTACGGCGCTTCTTCGTACTCGTACACGTACTGCGGTGGTCGGCTCGCCTTCCGCGGAAAATTCGTCATAGTCGGATAAGCGGCAAGCGAAGCCACGAAAAAAGCGTCAGAGGGAGAGCCGCCACAAGCGGCTGCTCCCTCTCCTTGTTTGCGACCGGTGTTGAAAAAGGTAACTATCTGCGCGTAGCGCAGCGAATTTTACAACTGAGAATGAAGGTATTTTCAATTATTTATGTTAATTTTGCACCGCCCTATCGCTAAGGGCAGGCAGAAAATCCCACGCGCCGCTGTGTTCTGCGGTCTGGCAACAACTCGAATGCGAACAGCGGTCTCGCTTATGCGAACGCGAACAACGCTTCTTCGAACTCGAACACGAACTACGGTGGTCGGCTCAAATTCTAAGGTTAACAATAATCGGAGGTCTCTGACGTGACACGGGATTGTCACAACCACACTCCGAGGGGTTAGAGCCTCGGCAAAAGCATAACAAAAATATGGAAAGCCGGAACACGACATTAACCACATGTGGGGAGTGCGTCAACTCCCCACAGGACAGGAAGGCTGTCAATCAATTGGAAGACTTATTAGGACAGGTAGAAGCACCAACTTCTATCTGTTTTCCTTTATATAACCTCATCCCGGAAATCATTTCGGACGAAAACATGGAACGCTCGTTCAAGCGTGTCATGTCGAACCTTCATAACGCCGACACGCGAAGCGGAATAAAATGGAGGGAGAAGGTTGTTATAGATGGTGTGGAGTGTACTCCACGCATGGTGCGCTATATGAAGCGCAAGAAAGAAATCATTGCCGAGCTGAAAGAACAGATTGGCAATGGCACATTTCGTGTTGAGCGTCTATCCTCGTTTGAGGTGGACGATGGTCCGAAGAAAAGAATGGTTCAAGCACCTCCTGTTGTGAAACGTATAGGCTGCAATGCCATCATGGAGATTGTGGAGAAACACCTTTCGCCATTGCTAATAGAAAACACGGCAGCTTCGATAGAAGGACGCGGCCCACACGGACTATTCCACAAAATGCAGGAAGTGAGAGCCGAGAACCCAGACCTTATATATTATTATCAAAGCGACTATAAAGGATATTATGACCACATACTGCACGACAAGATGATAGACATCATCAAGCAGTATATTGCCGACCCGATATTACTCCCTATACTAATAGACTTCGTTAAGGTATTGCACCCGGATGGCAACGAAGGCATCAGCAAGGGACTACGCTCCTCGCAGTTTTTCGGCAACCTGTATCACAATGACATTGACCATGCCATGATAGAGGAGTGTGGAAAGGATAATTACAACCGCTTTTGTGACGACATATACATACTTGGAGACGACAAAAAAGAGTTGTGGAAACACAGGGATACACTGCACAGGCTAAGTAAACCCTACAATCTGATAATCAAGCCGAGCGAGAAGGTTGCTCCAGTGAGCGCAGGAATGGATGCACTGGGTTATATTGATTATGGTGACCACTCACGAATACGCAAGCGCACAAAGGTGAACGCTGCGAGGAAACTCGCCAAGATAAAGTCGAGAAAGCGAAGGCAACAAATTATAGGCTCGTTCAAAGGAATGGCATGTCATGCGGACTGCCAGCATTTATATTATACATTAACAGGTAAAAACATGAAGAAATTTTCAGAAATGGGCGTGACCTATACCCCTGCAGACGGCAAGAAGCGTTTTCCGGGCAAGGTTACACGCTTGGGAGACATCGTGAACATCCCGGTAGAAATTCACGACTACGAGACACTGGACACGAAGTTTGGCGAAGACCGCTACTTAGTGTCGTTCAAGAACCCTGCGACACAGGAATGGGGCAAGTTCTTCACCGCTTCGGACGAGATGAAAGGCATCCTTGACCAGATAAGCGACATCGAGGATGGCTTTCCGTTTGAGACCGTCATCAAGTGCGAACAGTTTGACGGCAGCAAGCGAAAGTATAACTTCACATAAAGCGACTCACTAAAGATAAAAGCGTGAATTGGGCTGCATACAATATCTTTGCCTCAACAAAATCATAGCGACAATGGAAAAGATATACGGCACAACCAAACGTCAGGACGGACTGCAACGAGTAGGCAAGAATAAATGGCTGCTCTATTTTGGTCTGTATGAAACAGGGAGCGGTACATACGAATACCGCCATACGTTCACGCACAAGCCCACGCTTGACGAGATAAAGAAACTTGTTTGGGCTACGATAGACGCAGAGACCAAAGACAAGATTGTTAATCAGTTTGAGTATGAGGGCATCAAGGTTTGGCTCACAGACGAGAAGCAGCGTAACTTTGCCTCTATTGAGAACAACGAAAGTGTTACATTCCCACTTACGTTGAAGCTCAACGAGAAAGCCGACGCTACACCAATCTATCATACCTTCCAGACGCGAGACGAGTTCAAGAAGTTCAGCGAAGCCGCTGCATGTTTCATTCTTGAAACCATCAGGAACGGATGGAAGGAGAAGGACAATGTAGATTGGAGCGTGTTTGACATGTAATCACAACATCATCAATAAGAGGAACAGGAGAAATCTTGCTCCTCTTTTTTTGTGCTACAATAGTTAAAACGACGCTCACCGGTTAAGTCGCTAAATTTGCCAAGAACATAAAATCATAATGGCAATGAAAAAGATTATTACATGGTTAAAATCCAGCAACCACGGCAGACATATCGTAGGTGGCGTTCTCATCGGCTTGGGAGCTGATGATACCTACTGTGCGCTGTATGCCGGAGCTGGTGTAGCCGGAGCCTTGGAACTTAAAGACAAGTTGTATGGCGGCAAATGGGATTGGGTTGACTTCGGTTGTACGATGGCCGGAGTAGTTGTAGGACGCTTGATAAGAGTAACACTGACAGGGAAATGAACGATGTAAGTCAAATTACGCAGGTGGCTAAAGGTATTAGCGACTATGGCATGATGGCAATAACAGCAGCCCTTTTCCTTCTCCTTTCCGCAGCTATGATGGTGGCCCTCTTCCGTTGGTTCAAGAGCATCATCGAACAGATGATGCAAGACCAGAAGGACAGTATGCACAACCTTGCCGAAGAGACACGTAAGCAGAACGACATGCTGCAAGACATATCAGATGGTCTTCGTCCGGAGACATTGTTACGCATCCGCAACCTTACAGGTTTTGCTTTCGACCTCAGCATTGAGCAGGTGTGCAGGCTTATCAAGCGTGTAAGAGAAGAGAACCACATCATAGACCACGAAGCGACAGCAGCGAAGATACGCAAGTCGTTGCTCGTTATACACAACGACCGCAACTCGCGCTTCGACTCTTTCACATATCGAGGTAAATCCATTTCAGAGTTTTGCAGTTCGGCATGGGTGGAGGACGTGGCGAAGATTGTTGAAGGTGAGATTTATAATGAAGATGGCGCAAACAATGCTCGTGCTTATACTAACATTAAACTTGCGTATGATAATATCAAGACAGACTTTTACCAAAGGTTGAACGCATAAATACAACTTTTGCGTAAAATTATATACAGATTTCTACAACTTTCTAAGCAAATTATATATTATGATTAAAATTCTAATCGACAATGGGCATGGAGTGAACACTAAAGGCAAGCAATCGCCTGATGGTCGTTTGCGTGAATATGCCTATGCAAGAGAGATTGCAACCCGAGTTATGACCGAGCTTCGCGGCATGGGCTACAATGCAGAGCGTGTTGTGGAAGAGGAGCAGGACGTTGCACTGTCTGTACGCTGCAAGCGTGTGAACGACATCTGCAAGAAAGTAGGCACCAAGAACGTACTGCTTGTCTCGATCCACAACAATGCAGCAGGAGGCGACGGCAAATGGCATGAGGCGCGAGGCTTTTCTGCCCATGTAGGCATGAACGCATCCGCAAAGAGCAAGGCTTTGGCGCAGTATCTTTGGAACGAAGCAATACTTCAAGGACTGAAAGGCAACCGTTGTGTGCCCTATGCCAAGTACATCGCCCAGAACCTTGCTATCTGTAGAGACACGAACTGCCCTGCAGTGTTGACGGAGAACCTTTTCCAAGACAACAAAGAAGACGTTGACCTGCTGTTGAGCGAGGAAGGCAAGGAGCAGGTGACAGCCGTGCATGTGAACGCTATTGTTGAATTTATCAAAGACTATTATGGATAAGAAGATTTTAGGCTTTTTGTGGGCAATGTTAGGTGTGGTTGTTGGCATCGTCTGTCTGGTTGGCATCGTGCATTGCGGAGGCTACGGCAAAGATCATGAACCTGCAGAAGTGGTGCGTGACACTGTGATTGACACCATACCTTACTATAAGCCAGTACCCAAGGACAGTTTGGTGTTGACGTACAAGACCGTGACCCTTCCCAAGAGTGACAAGGCGCAGCCATCTATCCGTGCGGACACACAACCGGCAGAAAGCTGTACACAAAACGATGCGGCAGATGTGCGTGACAGTGCGGAGGTTACTATCCCCATCATCCAAAAGATGTATAAAAGCAGTGACTATACGGCATGGGTGAGCGGATATGACGTGCAGCTTGACAGCATCTATGTATATCCCAAGCATGAGTATGTAACGCGCAAGATTAAGCAGCCTCCTAAGAAATGGCATATCGGTGTGACGGCAGGTTACGGCTTCGGCAAACAAGGTATGCAGCCATATATAGGCATCGGACTAACGTATTCACTAATCTCATTCTGACATGGAGACAATCACCGTACAGATATTCAAGGACGACGTGTATGAAGAGGTGGCAAAGGCTACCGACTACACAGGCGCGAAGCTGATAGACGGCGACGATGGAGCGCGAGACCGCATCCTCGCCACGGACAGCGACCTTTCAGACCTCGGCAGGTTTTGGGAGGAGTCGGTGCTTGCCACCAATGAGAGGCTGAAAGAGATGATCGTGAGCGGAGCTACGAAGCAGATACTTGTAACGATAACTCCTATTCCACCCATACAACAACCTACAGATGTGGAGGCACAGAGCATCGTTGTTCCGTCGCTTGCGACGATGACAGGCTACGAAGCCGTGCTGGAGGTGAGCAAGTCGTTTGACAAAGGGATGAAGGACAATGTACAGTCGGCCCTTCGCAACTTCTTCATTGCCTCAATCATCGCCCAGTGGTTCAAGCTGGCCAACAAGGGCGAAGCCGCTGACTACTTCAACCAAGCCGGAGAAATGATGGACGGTGCGGAACGTCTGCTATACAGCCGCAAGAGACCGACCCGTCCGAGTGACTAACAAATAATATTTTATTGACATGGAAGGACAAGAAAAGACATTAGGTGCCAAGAAGAGCGTGACGGCAACCATCAAAATTTCGTGGCTTCTCTTCGACATCATGAACGAGACCTTCTTGCGTGGCCGTACTATCCAGAACAAGGACAACCACAAGGAGGTGGCGAGCATGTTTGCCTCTGAGGACGAAGAAAACCGCGAGAAGATACTTCGCTCTATCAAGAAAGGCTTTGCCGAGGTGAAGACAGAATTGTCAGACTATCTCAACGAGGACGGCACAACCACAGACAACAGCCACTATGACGGCAGCACAGACCTGACGCTTAACCTCACAATGCCGAGCAACTTCAACGAGGCTGCAACCACCGGTGTAGGCGAGGCTATCCACGACTACCTGAAGAACTCCGCCATCGCCGAGTGGTACATGGTGACAAACAAGGCAGACGCTGAACAGTACATCGCCCTTGCACAGAGAAGTTTGCTGAGCATCCAACAGGCAGTGAGCAAGCGTAGCCGCCCGAAGCGTCCAACAGACTAAGGAGGAACGCTTATGAGCTGCTGCATAGAGAATGAGGGAGCGAAGCTAAAGGTAAAGCTTACCTTCGAGCGAGAACAGCTGCTCTATGACATCAAGAACAATGCCTATGTGGAGAGCCATGTAATGGCCCCGGAAACCGAGCACGCCAAGCACATGGTGGCTGACGTTGGCGAGGAGGGCAATGTGGACCGGGTGACAAGAGTGCTGGATTTGGGTATCTCCATGTGTCGGGAAATACTTTACCCTTGGTCAAAGAAGGAAATCGTCAAACTCTGTCTTGACGACAAGCTAAAGGAGAGGGAGCAATATCATATAAACATGAGTGTGCCCAACACTATTTCGCAAACCACGCTGACCTATGTGGAAAGGCTGATACATGAATACCTTGTGTGCCGAGGCGTGGCCGACTGGCTAAGCATAACTAATCCGTCGAAGTCGGAGACGTGGCTTGCCAAGGCTGCTGAGGCAGAGCAAGAAATACGCACCTCCATCCATTCAAGAATGGAGAGGAAGCGTATCAGGCAACATTGGTTAGGATAATAAAGACAAGAGCCGAGGTGCATCACGCATCCCGGCTCTTTTCATAGTTACCTAAAACAATCTAACCTTAATAAATAACTAAACCTAATAATATCTTCTTTATCTCGGCTTGTTGGTTTGTCGAGGTGTGAACTCGACTGACGCGCCGTAGATGTTTTCATCTGGTGAGAGTGTGGCTACACCGGCAATTCGGAAATACTTGTAAGGAGAGCCACGGAAGCCCTGTAGGTAATGGTCCTTACTTGACCATACAAGGTGCCAGTTCTGCAAGTCGCGCGAACCGTAGAGGGCCGTGGATACGTTCCCTTTGCGGAACAGTCCACGCTGTATGACACTGGCGACAGTCTTCAATACGTTTGCCGCTTCAAGCTTGAGAGGGCGTGTGACGTACAGACTCTTGACGGTATCCGTTATGGGAATACTCTTGTCGGTATTCGTGATAGGTACCGAGAAGTTTAGCACAGCATTTTTAGTGTCCATGGCCAGTGCATCCGGATATGAATTGAGGTGTGAGACGATGTTAGAGAACATCATTCCCCACTGATTTGTCTTCAGCGAGAATACATAGGCGTATGTGATACCGGGAGCATAGACAATGACTCGCTGGTGAACATAGTCGTACAGCATCCGGCACTGCTTCAAGAACTTGGTGAAGGACAGCGTAGGCAAGCACTTGTCTGTTGCAGGTTCATGTCCGAGCATGGTGTGCAGCTTGTCGAACCCGGGAAGCCGGAGCGCATCGAACGGATATTCGGAGTTGATGGCTTCGGATATGCACTGCGTCTGCGAGCCGCTGATCAGCATTATACCGCGGTCTGTTGGGAAGAGAACAGCGGAGTCAAGCTGTGTGATGCCGTCGGGATTGATGCACACGTCGCGCGTGATGGGCTGCTTGGCAGAATAGGTGCCGGTGGACGAAACCTCTAACGCCCACACACCCTCAGAGGTGAAGGCATAGAGAGGGAACTGACCGAACTGTCCTTCTGAAAGAGCCTTTGCTGCAGAACAGATACCCTTAATCTCTCCCGTGCCCACGGTGTTGATACCAAGTACCGGGAAATAGAAGGGGTTGTTGACCTCGAAGGTGTAGATTTTGTTGGCAATCTCAATGGGGAAGTTGTTGTCTTCGTGTGACGGATAGACAGACGGCAGCGAAGTGAAGTTCTTTTCACGTACCAGTTCGTAGTCAAGGACAGCAAAGGCACCATTAAGGAACTCGTGTTGTTTGAGGTCAATGGCATAACACGGAGAACTAAAGTTGTAGATTACCATTTTGTAGGCATTTGGGTTTGGGTAGAACACATAGCACCCCCATGAATGCTTGCTCATTGTCTCTGTTTGCGTTGAACCGCTTGTCGATACCATTTTAGTGCTACAGAAAAGCTGCATCCCCATTCCATAAAAATGTTCGTCGGAAGCCACAGCATATTCCTGTCCGTTTTCTTTGATGTAAACCACAATGGAATAATCATCAGTAGAGAATGCCGCCATTGATATGTTTAGTGTGGAACCGTTGGGTTGCCAGTTGTAACGTCCATTGCAATATGCGAACATGGACTGGGCCAGATAGCCGGTGAATGGCTTGCGTTTGAGTCCTGACAAGTTGAGACGGCTATTATAGACGAATGAGTAATCAGCATGCAGCTGGTCGTGCGTCAGGTAGTCGTCGGTCATAACCTCGCGTGTAACAAGAGATTGTAGATATTCATCATCAACGATAATGTCCTTTCTCTTGTTGTCGGCCATGGCATTTGCAATTTCAAGAGAACACAGCTTATAGAACGTCGAAGTGTTCTTGATAGACTCTGACACCTTTCCTTCAGTAAACTCAGGCATGTGAAATGCAATGGACGGATAAGATCTGTCAGAAGAATAGTACATTGCGTAGATCTTAGAATACTCCCACTCGCAGTAGTAGTCAAGAAATTCCTTAGAAGAGAACTGCCCGAGTATTTTGTCTTCTGCCTTTGTCGATGTTACGGTGTTCTTATTGTCGGCATACAGACGGCCAATAAACTTTGTATTGTAGTTGTCAACATCTGACATGGAAGAAATTTTTCCTTCTTGGTCGTATGTGTATATAGGCTTGGATATGAACACATCAATACTCTTGATAATGTCGGACCAGTCATTAAGATCGTACGAGTCGTCATTCCGTACAACTTTATAGTCGAGTGATGCGGCCATAAGCATGATGTCACAGACAGCCTCTGTATAGCTATTCTTTCCCTTTGCCCTGTTCCACCATACAATGGGAGCTGCCTTAGTAGATGGGTTCATGAGAATGGGTGCGGAATGATAAACAAGTGAACCGTCGTATAGACGCAAGGCATAGCGGACAAAGAACGGAAAGCAGAACCGTCCTTTGTTGACAGTCTCCTGAGCAACGAACTTGTTGACTTTAGCCATTATCTGTTCGGTGATACGAGTCTTGTTGTTTTCTGTGAACTCGTTGTAGAGTGCTCCCTCGGAAATACCATCAAAGTAAATGGTGAACGTACTCTTGCTATCATCGGAAAGACTGAACAAACGAGGATGGCCGACAAGACCGAACGACACTTCAACATCCGGGATACGGTCGCCCAGTTTGACGTATTTGCCAGACTTCCACAAGTAATAGTAGAAGCTGCCGGACGTAAAGACGAGCAATGTATTACCTACAGCATTGAAATGAGAAACACTATATAGTGAGCCGACCTCTATGCGTTCTGTTGTGTCCTTGTCTATTGAGGCTATTTTCCCACTCTTCTCAGAATATACGATGTAGTGAGTGAACGAGGAAGTCTTGTGTATAAACTTGACGACCTCACCATCTTGAAGCTGCATAACTTCTGATGGCGCGAGGATAGGCTTCAAGGCACCGTCTTCTGGCAGGAGATTGATGGACACGGCAAGAGAGCCGTCGGAACATTCATAGTCGGACGGCACAGCGGAGAAGCCACTATATTTTATTTCTTGGTTCATAACGGATGCTTAAATATTATTGGTAAAACTGTTTCGCCGTCGCGTTTCTCTGCTTGGCCTATCATGAATGAGGCACGCTGCTCTTTTATGCCGCAGTTGTCGAGCATGAGCCGTGCGAGAAGGACGGAAGACGCACAGTAGTTGTTGGAACCTTTCTTTGTCGGGTGACACTGTGCGACATGCCGTCCTATTGCATTTTGGTGCCGGACAGCAAGCAGGTAGCACTCGCCAAGGTGGAAGGCTACGTTGATACTGTCGCCCGGCTGGAGCGAGAGTAACCGCACGACTCTTGCCGTAATGGAAATGCGGCCATTACGGGAGAATGTTATGTCGGGGCGGCGTGTTCGTTCCAAGAGTTTAATCATAATGCAAAGATATAGGGTTGTTGATGAAAGATGGTTTTAAGTTTAGAGGAACGTTCAATCCATCATGTGATGATGAATTGAACGTAGAAGTGAAACTCCCGGCACAACCTTGGTATTTGTGGGTAGTGCTTTGGATCCTCATTGTAGGGGAGGTATATGCACCGCTCCTTGGTGTTGCAGCGAATACCTCTCCTACGTAGCTTGTAGAGCATGTTAGCCCTGCGTTTGGGATGGCGCATGTTGCTGATGTTGATAGTGTATTATGCGTTCTCTGGCCGCATGGTAATAGTGTTCATCTTTTTCTATTCCCAATAGAGAACAACCAAAATTTTCACAAGCAATGGCAATGCTTCCGCTACCAAGATGTGTGTCAAGAATACGCCATTTTTCTTTTGCAAATTTCGTAAGTAGCCATGTATAAAGAGCTACAGGCTTCTGAGTTGGGTGTATTCTCTTTTCATTCAGTTTCTTATTTCCCTGCATAATACGTCCTTCATTCACACTTTTCCCTTGCATCATACCATTCCACATAAAAGGAAATAGTCTAACGCTTGTGAATAGATTTGTAGCTGCAATCTCGCAATCAGAAAATGATGATGAGCCGTTACACTTATCCCATACAATCCTGCCCGGTGCAAAAATATAGTTGAAGTAGTTGCATCCCCATACAATGTAATATTTTGACACCCTTTGCAGTTCATCAAAGTATTCTGCGGTTGGAACTTCCCATTTCTCACTTTTCTCATACAATATCTTCACTCCAATTTTGCTTACCTTACAACCATAGAACTGACGGCGTTCGGGTCCTGAAAAATATGGAGGGTCAACAATTGCAAGGTCGAAAGACTTATCTGGCATGTTCTTCAACATGTCCATGCAGTCTCCAAAGTGCAGAGTTATGTTATTTAACTGTTCCATCATTGTTTTGTTGTTTTATGTTTACCATGACGTTTCAAACACACTTCACATTTGATGAAAGTGTTTTTGTTGATCATCGTTTCTAATTGATGCTGCCTTTCGTGTTCCATCTTTGATAAGAACTTAGCATCGCTAAATCCTTTCTTGTAACCCTCGAAGTAGCCCTGCTCTTTGCCTTTGTCTTTGCCTAATTGCCAAGCGAGCAGGAGAAAGAAAGCGACGAGAAGGACAGTTGTCCATATAGCTGTTATCATCGTCTTGCCTTTCTTTTGCGTTTAGGGTTACGGATTGGATACAGCCTGCCGAATTCATCGTGCCACGCATCGTAGCCGTGTCCGTGTTCGACGCGCCCTCCGGGATAGGAGCGTGAGTAGATGAGGACACGTCCCCAGTTGTCCATGACGTAGCAGGTGCTGTAGTTCTTGCCTCTTATTGACGGGCTCCAGTGTTCGCGGATGCGAAGGTAGAGGTACATGGCCTTGTTGGTAAGGCGTTGAGGCATTACCTTGTAGTTGTCGATTTTTCGTGCAATTCTTCTTTTCATATTGTTTTGTTATTTTTTAAGCCCAAGGGCATTGTTGATTTCATCTACGCGTTGTCTAACACGTTTCTCTCTTAATTCAAGATGTACAGTCAGGTCGCATTCCATTATGAGACGTGATATTTCAGGGCGTGTATCTTCGCTTTCCAAAATGCACTCTCGGAAGTCGGCTACTCCGTGGTTAAAGAAAATCTCGTAGTAGTGGTCGCCTACATGAGGATAGTGATAGAAGCGTCCGTCGTCCTCCCATGTTATACGATGGTCGCGAAGCGCATTGCGATAGTCGGCAATATCCTTTTCTGTTGCGAGACGGAAGTGATAATTGCGTACTTGGCCACTCGGATGAGTGTTTTCTAAATCGCAGCCTAATGTGCACTGGGAAAAATCGGAGTCGTGCAAATCATCATAAGGCGAATAAGCTCCCCAATTGGCAAGGAACATGTTGTCCTTTGGTCTTATTCCATGCCAGAAGAAGATTTCTCGTCCTGCAATTCCGTCTCTTGTTTGTACTACAAGGTCGTTATGATTGAACCATGGACCACGAAGGATGAACAGTTTTCCGTCCTGCTCGCGGTATTGAGTGCAGCCGTTCTTTTGGTTGGCATAGTAAGAATTGATACGGTTCTCACCGTTCCATTCAAAGGTGGCTTCTACGAATGCTTGGTCTTTCTTTTCTCCGCAGTCGAAGGCCTTGACTTCACAAAGACGGCCTTTACCGTTAACTACATGGAATGGTATGCCTTTAGCCTTGTATGTCTCATATCGTTTCTTGGAGAAACGTTCTATAATGATGATGTCGTCGTTCATACTGCTTGTTATTTGAACTTGATTATAATTACGTCTTGATCTATGGGTGCTCCCATTCTATTGTCTCCTCTGTTTATGTCTATATCGGTTATCTTGAACTCCATGGTTGGAGCGTTCTTTTTATAGCCGAGACGAAATTGGACATGTGTATAATCCTTAGGTGTCAATCCTACATCACCGAAGATGTACTTTGCAGTCATCGGACTTTGAACATCAAACAATCGCTTCAACCAGTATTCTTTGATTTCACG